CAGCAGACAGGCGGGCCAGGGCTAAAGCAGAAATCAATGCCGACTATGTTCTCGCCCAGTCAGTCAAGTTACTCAATAGAGCAATGGGTGAGGAACCGGTTATTACTGTCAAGCATCACACTGACGAGAAGGGCGTGGACCATGCCACCATAACTGAAGAGCAGGCCTATGATCCGAAACATGTTAAAGCAGCGCTGCAGCTGATTGGACAGCATAAAGACGTGCAAGCGTTCGCTATCACTGTAGAGCACAGTCACACCCACAAACTAGAACAACGCCTCGCTGCTCGTTCCAAGGTAATAGAAGGGAGAGCATTGAACCTGGGTGCAGATAACCCTGCTGGATTACCTCATATTGTTGATGATCGCGAGGTTATCGAAGTAAATGGAAGTTATAACGATGATGATGCGATTAAAGTAGAAAACGGGCAGGAGTCCCAAAAGAGGGTGCATTCAGCGCGGAAAGACGAAATGAACGCGAACGAGGCAAAACCAGCTTTTGACGCTCGGGGGCAACGGCCGAATGAGTATATAGACAAATCTAAAACCCCTGATATTCCTGAATCTGTGGTGTCTACAGAAAAAAAATTTTTGGGGGTAGAAAAACCTTTGGATCCTGATCGAGTTATTAAGCGTAGGCGAAAGAAGTTGAAGGCTGGTGAGGAGTTTGTACGAAAATATAGTGGGAAGCCTAGTCCGAAGTTGGGTGTATAATGCGTTGAACGGGTGCTGAATATGGGTTACGGGTGATGAAAATGAGGGTATATGTCGTTTTATTGCTAGTATTGGCGTTGGCTGTGTATTTAAGGAGTGAGGGTTTATATAGGATTGTTATCGAATTTGCGGGGGTTATACCTTTCGGGTTTGATGTCGTTTTTTTAATAGTTTGAGGAGATTGTTATGAAAGGTAAGCGATGTGGTACTTGTGTTTTTTTTGGTGTTCATGAGAATAGGGAGGCGGTATGAATATCCTAAAATCTGTGTCGAACGCTTCGCGTTGGTTGAGTAGGTTCTTTTTCTTTTGGGTCCCGGAATATGATGGTGTATCGCCGGAGTTGGATGATAACGGCCGGCCTTTGGATTACTTTGATAACAAGCCCTTCCATGCTGATCGCGACATTGGATTTAAACCGCCTCCTGTTGGTTACCGGCCGGGTCTAAATATACCGGTTGAAAAAAAATCGAAGGCTCCGCCTTTTCATGTAGAGGTATCTTCCGCCGCGCACGGTGTTATTGTCGATCGCGCTGACGGGACAGTGGTGCTTGGATTAAAGTCTCATGGTTACCGTGATGTTATGTGGTGCCCTTCGGTTGATGAACCGGTGTTTGTTGCGTGGGATGAAAGTGAATGTATGGCTACTTGCCCCATGTGCCATGATCAATACAGCCTGTCTACCCATCCTTTTATAGTGCACATTGGACCAGTGGAGTTGCAGTCATGAGTGGTGATAACCCGGTTATAAGCATACGAGAAGTTGAAGAGGATGAAGACGCATTATTGTACGCTGATGGTTTTGACGATGCGATCATTGGTATCGGTTACCGGTGTGGCCAGCAACCTTTAGTGGTTTACGATGTTGATAAATGTATTGAGATACTGGTAGCGGATCAGGATATGACTTGGGATGAAGCTAGGGAATACTTTGAGTTCAATGTTGAAGGTGCCTGGGTTGGTGATAAAACCCCGATATGGATGACTACAGGGGACATTGATGACTGAAGAAGTTGTTTTAAATACCGAGACGGATGATAAGGAGGCCCGTTTGATCTGCAACTGGTGTCAGACGGGCTTTGATTATTTTGAAAAAGCTGATGATTACCATAATCACACGACTTGCCCATGGTGCAAGGAGAAAATAACGGTGCCGCGCCAGCGTATACGGAGGGCTAGGCCGAAATGAGTGCTAATGCCGATACACTAGAAGACCAGCTGCAAATGGTCATAGAGGATTGTTACGATGATCTTCACCAGTTTGTAATGGTGTCTTTCCCTTGGGGCGAACCGGGCGAATTAGAGGACCATGACGGTCCTGATATATGGCAATTGGCCTTAATGGAGTCGACTAAGAGGCATTTAGAGACGAGTCCACTAGGTATTTACCGTGATGCTACTGCTTCAGGCCATGGTATCGGCAAATCAACAATGTGTGCTTGGATAATGCTTTGGTTGATGAGTACCAGGCCGCATTTGAACGGCATTATTACTGCCAATACGTGGACCCAGCTTAAGACAAAAACTTGGCGTGAGCTTGCGATCTGGCATAAACGCGTTATTAATCGCCACTGGTTTAAATGGACTGAAACAAGGTTCTTTCATGTTGACCACCAAGAGACTTGGTATTGTTCACCAATACCGAATAGTGAACACAATTCAGAAGCGTTTGCTGGACAGCATGGCCGCCACACACTCATCATCTATGACGAGGCAAGCGCGATCCCTGACAAAATTTGGGAAGTGTCTGGTGGTGTTAATGACCCTCGGGTGTTCTGGTTCGTTTTTGGGAACCCAACGCAAAATACAGGCCGCTTTAAACAATGTTTTGGTCGATTTAGAAACCGATGGATTACTAGAAGTGTCGATTCTCGAGACTGTAAGATGCCCAACAAGGAAGAGTTGCAGAAGGACGTTGATGAGTGGGGTGAAGACTCCGACTACGTTAGAGTACGGATCAGGGGTGTTTTCCCACGAATGGGTGAAGAACAATTCATATCCGGGGAGCTTGTCCAGCTTGCCATGGAACGCCTTGTCGAAGTACCGTGGGGCACCCCGAAAATATTAGGTGTTGACGTGGCCAGGTACGGCAATGATATGACGGTATTTGTTGGCCGCCATGGTAGAAAGCTCGCTAAGATCCAGAAGTACCGCGATCTAAACACGATGGAAGTTGCTGATAAAATCATTGAAGAAAAAGAACGATCCGGTATCGATGTGATTATGATCGACGGTATTGGTATTGGTGCTGGTGTCGTCGATCGGTGCCGGCAACTGGGACACGATGTCATTGAGGTGATATCCGGGTCCAAGCCAGATAAGGACAATGAGGACGTTTGCTATAACAAGCGCTCTGAGATGTGGTTTAGGGGTAGGACTTGGTTGGAAACAGCTGATATTCCAGACGATGCCGACCTTGAGAACGATCTTACTGAGATAAAGGCCTTCTACGACAATAAACATCGCATTCAGATGGAAAAGAAATCCGATATGAAAAAGCGCGGATTAGCCTCACCTGACGTTGGAGACGCTTTAATGTTAACCTTCGCCTTTAATACACCCCCTGTTCGACGTTTAGGGGCTCGATCTCAATCGATGGACCCTGTTTATTCAGGAGATTATTAATGAAGTGCAATATATGCAATTCTGAGCTAGTTAAAACTCGTATAACGCCATTGGTGGTTGACGGAAGAAGCCGTAATGTGACAACGTATGAGTGCGATAAGTGTGCAAAAGACAATTCTCTTGACGTTTATCACTGTATTCCAGTCGAAGAAGTTGACACGCATCAGATGGATTATGATTGCTGGTGCCACCCAACCCGATCTACTGAAGAAGGCGAATTAGTAGTTATGCACTACCCTTTAATTGAAGTCGGTACTACCGAGAGGTTAATGTAATGGCAGATAGTAGTGAAATAATAGATTACAGAGTATTGGTCGCTGAATCGGAAGGGGAGGAGTACCCGTTCTTTGAGCATATTGCTTATGAATTTTCCAGACGATATTTCAAAGAGGACGACAATGATGGCGTCTACAACTCAAACCCCAACTAGCAGGAAATCCCTATGAGTGCGGAAATTAAGCAAAAGAAAGCCCGGAAGCAAACTAAATATGCTGATGGGATGAAGGATGATGAAATTGTAAAAAAAGGGAAGCCGACAAAAACAGGCAAAGATCACCCTGATCATATGGACACTGCCGCATGGTGGAAAAGAAAGGCAGGTGTAGGCAGCAAGGCTGGTGAAGGTGCTTTAGCTAAACGCAGGAAAGAGAAACTTGATAAAGAAATAAAGGACGCTGGCGGCTAATGTTTCTGTACCACCTAATTGAGCTAGCAGCTTCGGTCATAGGTATCGGATTGCTGCTAGTTCATGTTTCAGCTCTTTTTTTTGGTAAAAGTTAATGCAGAATATACAAAAAGATCTAATGATGGTCGACGCGAATGGCGAATCCGTTATGGATGATATGGGCCAGGTAGTGCCAGGATCGGTGGTCACATTGCACAACAATTTGATTACAGCTTTACGCAAGGCCTATCCTAAATGGGCTGATTATTGGAAAATAACCGTGGATACCAGAGGCGGTATCGTTCAGGTTAGAAACCTCAGACTTTCGGGAGATATGGGGTTTGTATTGCACATAACTGAAATTGACCCTGAAATGAAAAGAGTTCGGGAGATGGCAGGGGAATTGTTTGAACGTTTTAATGTTGCGCGAGGGCGTGGTCTATCAATCAGGAAAGCAATGCAAGACGTGAAAACTGACGGCATTGGCAGAATCCAACACGAGAAATAGTTATGCCCCAAGGACTACAACAAGCGGGATCGACGCCGAATCAACTCAAAGCTGACTCTGATAACCCGAAAGGAACCGGAGCAGACGATCGACCTAAACACGATGATCAATGGTTGCTAATAGCTCGAGACGCCTATAACGAGGCTGAAAGTTATTATGACGCGAATATCCGCGCTGATCATGAACGTAATATGTCTCACTTCCATAGTAAGCATGCACCAGGCTCCAAGTATTACTCTGAAGCCTATAACTATCGTCACAAGGGTTTCCGGCCCAAGACTCGTAGTTTTGTACGACGCCAGGAAGCGACATTATTGAAATCGATGTTCAGTACAGCTGACTTTGTAACGGTAAAGGCCGCTCGATCAAACCATCCGTCACATCAGGTAAGTGCTGAGATGAATCAGCATTTATTGCAATATCGTTTAGAAAACACCATTCCATGGTTCCAAACGGTACTGGCCGCTTATCAGGAAACGTTGAATTTAGGCATCTGTATTAGCTATCAATATTGGGATTACGAAGAAGAAGGCGATACTACATCGTTTGAATTTGAGGCTAAAGAAGGGTTGGTCAGTGATGATGAACCGTATACCTCTCCCAAGGATGAGCAAGAACAGATTATTCCCGGTGATGAATTTGATGCTGATAGCCCCGGTATTGGCAGCACTGAAGAATCGATGAGCGAACAAGACAATATACTTGACGGTTATTTTGGTGGAGGTGACCCACAAACGAGAGAAGCACCAATCCCTACCATCGTTAAAGACACGCCAGCTACCGCTCTTAGGCCAGCTGAAAACGTATTCTTCTCCGTCGCGGCAGACTTTCGAGATCCTGCAGGCACTAGCCCTTTCATTATTGATAAGATCCCAATGTTTATCGATGACGTTAAAGCGATGGCTAGCGGTAAAACAGGCAGTGGAAACATACCCTGGTTTGAGTTAACTGAATCTCAATTACTTATCGGTAAGACGGCAGATTATGACCCTGTGAGGCGTCAACGTGAAGGCAATCGTGAAGACAGTAAAGACCAAACTCATTTGCACCGTGGATTCGATACGGTCTGGGTCCATAGAAACATCATCAAAAAAGATGGAGTCGACTGGCTGTATTACACCCTTGGTGTTCACTACCGATTGTCAGATCCCATACCATTACGTCAGGAGTTCCCATGGCTCAAGCCTGGAGAAAGACCCTACGTCATCGGCTTCTCTAACATTGAAGCTCACAGAAATTATCCCGAATCCCTAGTCGGGTTAGGCGCTAGAACTCAGCAAGATGCCAACCAGTTAAACAATAGTCGATTTGATAATGTCGAACTCAGTTTGAATCGACGCTATATTGTGAAGCGATCAGCGATGATTGATTATCGAGGCCTTCAACGTAATGTTCCCGGTGGTGTAACCGAGACTGACGACCCGGTAAACGACATTAAAATAGAATCTCCACCAGACGTCACTTCTGGATCGTACAACGAGCAGGATCGCATTAACGCTGATTATGACGAGCTTGTTGGCATGTTCAGTGGATCCTCAGTCAGTACGAATAGCGGTATGAATGAGACTGTCGGTGGCATGAAGTTACTGGCCGGCGATGCTGATTCACTTACCGAATACCCTATGATGGTTTTCATGATCACCTGGGTTATTCCAACACTGAAGCAGATTGTTCGACTCGAGCAAACTCATGAATCTGATGGAGCATTGTTAAACCTTCTGGGTGAGAAAGCCCAATTATGGCAACGTTATCGAGTAGAGCGCGTCACTGATAAATGGATTCAGGGAAGTATGAATCTACAGGTATCGGCTAGTTTCGGATCAGCTAACCCTGAACAGCGCTTGCAGCGTCTTGCAGCTGGTTTCGGGTTGATCTTCCAACTAGCCCCAGGGTTAGCACAGAAGCTCGAAGGCAAGGAAGTTGGTAAGGAAATACTAGCTATTATGGGTTACCAAGGCACCGATCGATTCTTCCCTGAAGGCGGTCCAGAAGTACCGGGTGTTAATCCAGATAAGAACAAAGGCGACGTCACTGAGAATGATCAAGCCAAACTAGATCAAGATTTCGCTATGCATCAAGAGAAAATGCAGGCAGCTGAACGTAAGTTGCAGTGGGATATTGAGCGTTTCTTCAAAGAGGAGGAGCGGCATTTAAGGAAAGAACTACAAACACAAGAAATAGGTGCTCAAGAGTTTCAAGCGAAAATGGAAAGAATCGCGTCAGATCGACAAACAGCAGTAGATGAAATGAGGGTTAAACTACAAGTGGGGAGTGGTATATGAATGATAAGCGCCAAGAAATAACTGCCGAGGAGTACGAGAAGGAGAGGGCGGTTTTGGGAAGTGATGCAGAGATGTTTAGCCGGTCAGAACTTGGGAAGTTCATTTACGACCGGGCGAGAATGAGTGAGGAGCAATTGGTTGAGCAGCTGATAATGTCGGCATCTGCTTCGACTGATTTAATGCTGGTTAAAATGTCTATCGATATCCAGATGCACCGAATGTTACCGAAGTATATTGAGGAAGCGATAGCTAGTGGGCATGCAGCTAGACGCAATCTGATGATGATGGAAGCGCAAGCACAACATAAAGATTAATAAACCGATCTACCCGTTAGGATGATCAATAGAGGATAATATGAACGTAAAAGTAAAAGAGCAAGAAGGGGATACAACCCGCACAGCAGCTGAGCCTGTTGTGGCGGCCCATGCGTCGAGAGATGATCCCGCGCCAGATAAATTGGTGGTCACTCCAGACGCAGTAGAAATTATCGAAGAAGTTGTCATTGAAGACGAGAAACCGATTGATGATGATGACATTCGAGGCCAGATATACAAAAAGCATAGTGAAAAACAAACCAAGGAAGCAGAGGAGAGTGCGGCCCAGTTTGGTGAAAATAGTGATTTAGGCGTTGAAAATACTGGTACTGACGTTATAATCGATGAAACAGGCAAGACATCTACCCCCCCGGATGATGACTTATATGTTGATATAAACGTATTTGGAAAGGTGCGGCAGGTACTGAAAGCAAAGGTCGATGAGGCTGGCGGAGTTCAGGTCTACCAGCTTAAAGAAGCAGCATACGAACAAATGCGTCAGAACAAGCAGATTAGCGATGATAATGTTAGTCGGCAAAAATCCCTTGACGAGCGGGAACGTCAAATCGGATTGAAAGAGGCTGTTGTACCCACCCTGGATCAACAAGAAGCCAAAGATACAAAACCCGATCGGTCTACCCCTACAGATGACCAATCCCTTGAAAAGATGGCACAGATATATCAAGACGCTGTGCTTGACGATGATGAAAACGCCCCGTCAATACTGGCTGATATGGTTCGCCAATCAGCACAAACTGGTGAGAAGTTTGATAAAGATGCTTTCCGCCAGGAAGTAAAGGACGAAATAGCTTTCGATCAACGTCAGTCCAAAGTTTTTAAGGCCAGAGATGCCCTGATTGAAAATAACCCAGAGCTGAATAAAAAGGATAAACGTTTTGATCCTCGACTATTCACAGCGATCGACGATGAAACAACCATAATCGATCGTCAGCATCCCAATTGGGAGCCTGCTGAAGTTATTGCTGAAGCGCTCAAACGCGTCAATAAATGGAAGGGTGTAAAGGTCGATGAATCGATGTCGGACAAGCAAAATCTAAAACGGAAAATGAATACGCCGAAGGTAGGTAATCAGCGTTTTGCTACGCCGCCACCGCCTCCGGTAGAAACTAGCTCCGACTACGTGACTAAACTACGAAAGTCACGCGGTCAGGAAATTTAACTAGACTGTTTAAGGAATCTCCTTAAAGGGTCGACTTTTTGGAGATTTAATTATGGCTGGTCAAGTTTGGGAAACCAATACAGCCGGAGGCTTTATGTACTCAGGGGAACTGTCAGACGTTCTTCGTAATGCATTACAGCCAATGACTCGTTATTTACAGCACTGTGATGCTGACGACTTTACTGATAAAGGCCTGCATGCCGGTGACGCGTTCCAGTGGAATGTGTATTCTGATGTACAGACCCAGGGCGGTCGCATTGCAGAAAATCAACGCATGCCAGAAACTGGCTTTACCATTAGTCAAAAATCGGGAACGATTTACGAGTTTGGTAACAGTGTTCCTTATTCTGGTCGTTTGGATAACGCGTCTCGCCATCCGGTGAAACAGATTATCCACAAGGCACTAAAGAACGATTGTGTGAAGGCCTTCGAGAACGAAGCTCACGCTCAATTTGCTTTAACGCCACTTACCGTTGCCGGTACTTCCGATTCAGCCGCTGCCTTCCGTACTGATGGTACGCATACAGTCGCTTCGCGAATCATGTTTAACGCTCATGTTAAGCTGATTTCAGACCAAATGAAGGAACGTAATATTCCTGTTTGGGCTGATGGCGATTATCGTTGTATTGGTCGCCCGACTACTTTCCGTAACTTCAAAGATGAGCTGGAATCATTACACCAGCATACTGATGAAGGTTTTGGCCGCATGCTTAACGGCGAGGTTGGTCGGCATTGGGAAGGTATTCGCTTCTTCGAACAGACTCATATTGCTAATCAGGGCTACGGCGCTGGCGATCAGGCCTTCTTCTTTGGAGAAGACACTGTGATCGAAGCGATTGTTTGTCCTCCAGAAATGCGCGGTAAGTTGCCGGGTGATTATGGTCGCGACAAGGGTGTTGCCTGGTACGCCGAAGAAGGATTTTCACTGGTCCACGACACTGCTGTCGATGGTCGTATTTACGAATGGGGAGGAAATGCATAATGAGTGGTTATTCTGATGGTCTAGTAATGACCTACGCGTTTGCCGCGTTTGCAGGCATATCTTCTGCTGGCCAGTCAACTGAAAAGATTGCTGGTCCTGCAGGTCTCACTGGTCGAGTTGTTTCAATGGTTGCTGTACTGACCACTGGTAATACAACTGCCATTGGCGGTATTACATTGCGTAATAACGTCACCACTTCTGAGCTTTACGCTACCTTGGCCGTTGGTGTCTTGGCTGCCGAGCTGTCTGCTGGAGCCATGGTAATCAACGATGTTGATGCCGGGGCGACTGAAACTGGTCGTATTCCAGCTGACGCTGTATTAGAGCTTGACGGCGATGGTCTTGGCACTGCTGGTGTTGCGACTGTTTATGTTACCATTGAATGGTCTTAAAGGAGATCTAACATGAGTAAACCTTCAAAGTTAGGCCTTGGAGACAAGGCTACAATTAGCGGTGATCCTCAAGATATGGGATTGAACCACCGTAGCTCGCTGGATAAAACAGCAAAACTACGTGGTGAAACCAATATCGATGAACAGCGACCTACTGGACATAAAGAGTCTATTAGTTCGGATCGCGGCAAGTTTAAGTGTAGATAACCGCTTAAGCGTGATGTGTAAATGTTAAAAGGGGCCTTAACCGGGCCCCTTTTGCTTTAAAAAACGGAGAAAATTATGTCTGATGGTACTTTTGAACGAAGCAATAAAGCGCCCAGGCGTGGAACGAAGTTGCAGCATCAAGGTAGTAATCCGACCGGCACGCAAACCAAATCATTCAAACCGGAGTATTCTGGCGATGGTGATATGGCTATTGGTGCTAGTTCATTGAATCACAACGTCAGGGCGAAAGCCGATGACAATTCTACAGCCAGTCACAAATTGCGCGGTGAGACCGGTTTAACCTTTAAAGTGCCATTATTCTGAGGAGAAATATTATGCAAGACGTATCAACAATTGACTGGAAACAGCCTTACAGCGAAGTAAAAGAAAGCGATCCTTCGAAAATTGCCAAGCAAAAGGTATTTTTCGAGCAGAACGGCATTGATTATAGTGTCCAAGGCAAAGCTATTAATGTGAAGCAAGTTAAGGCTTTCTTTGAAGCTCAAGCTGCTGATGCTCAGAAGGTCGTGGACGCTGCTACCTTAGCGAATGAAGTCGCTCAGGCTAATATCGACGAGATGCTGAAGGGTGTTGGTGGGTCTGAGAAGAAATCTAAGTAATGAGTACATTCCTGGAATTAGCTCGGGAATGTCGATCGCTGTCTGGTATCGGTGGCACCGGTCCAGTCAGCGTGTTGACTGCCACTGGGATCGAAGCTCGAATAGTCAGTTATGTGAAAAACGCATGGATTGATATTCAAACTCACCCTAAGTCATGGAAATGGATGTGGGGTCGATATTTAGCCCCAGCCCCAGGCGGTGCGCCTTTGCTAACCATATTAAATACTCGCGAGTACACTTTAACAGATGTTCAGGGTATTCGAGTCAGGTCGTTCCGGTCGTATTTGACCGCTACAGGGACAACCGATCGCCAGCGAATGGTATGGGTGCCTTGGCAGAAATTCGAAGGCCGTTATGGTTTGGTCAATGAAACAGCAAGCAGGCCTATTCAAGCCACTCGAGAGCCTACTGGCGGGTTGGTTTTTTACCCTAAGCCGAATGATGTTTATTCCATTGAGTTTGAGTATTTCAAAACAGCTCAAGTATTGCTGGATAATGATGATGTTCCTGAAATGCCTTCTGATTACCACCAATTGATCATTTATGAAGCATTGAAGCGGTTCGGAAAAGCAGAGGATGCCCCTGAGATCATTAAATTAGGTGAGGAAGCTGCTGGATCTGATGGTAATGAAGGCCGACCAATCTCTGGCTTGTGGCGAGCGCTAATCTGGGACCAGGAATTTAAAGATGCAGGCCTTGAAGGGGAAGATGAACATATGACGGTTCGAACGCAATTGACGCCTAGTGGCTTCAACAGTAATTATTAATGACTCAGCGCACCTTCTCATTTGCATTGGAGGGCGGTCTTGATTTAACGACGCCAGCCTCGAAAATTAAACCTGGGTTCGTTATTTCGGCCAAAAATTACGAGCCTGATGATGAAGGTGGTTATCGACGTATAAGCGGATATGAGCGCTTTGACGGACTACCAAGCCCTACCGATGCTAATTATTCACTTCTTAATTTTGATGCCGGCTCTGGTTCTGCTGTTGTAGCAACAGATATTATCACTGGAGCGACATCATCAGCCACCGCTGAAGTATTGTCAGTAACATTAAGCTCAGGATCCTGGGGCGTCGATGCCATTGGTTTTCTTGTAGTATTTAATGTTGTCGGTGTTTTCCAAAATGATGAAGATATTGAGGTTAGCGCTTCTGTTCGAGCGGTTGCCAATGGCATTGAAAGCCCTCGCGGGTCATTAGATCCTGCTGACGATGAGACCAATCAACGAGCGGCGGTAGAGGCTACTCGAGCAGACATCTCTGCTGTGCCAGGTTCCGGGTCGGTTAACGGTGTTTGGTTGTATAACGGCCTTGTTTACGCGATCAGGAATAACGTTGGCGGCTCTGCTGCTGATATGTATGTTTCAAGCGCTTCAGGCTATGTTCTTATCGATCTTGGTGATTATGTTGATTACGATACCGGTGCAATTGAATTATTTACTGAAGGTGAAACGATCACCTTTTCGCCATCAGCCGCGACTGCAGTGGTTGTTGGCGTTGGCGTTACCTCTGGATCGACGTCAGGAGGCGACGCAGCTGGTCGTGTGTACCTTAAAACGGTTAGTGGCACCATAACTGCAGCTGACACCATGTTGGGCGGCTCAAGCGCTGCCACAGGTAATTGTAATAGCGTTTTAACAGCCACAACACTCCCTATTGATGGTAAGTACGAGTTCAGGACCTATAATTTTGGTGGGTCATCCTCTACGAAATATATGTGGGGAGTTAATGGTGTTGGTCGTGGATTCAGGTTTGACGGCACTGATTTCTCTTATATTCATATAACAGGCCTAACAGACGCTCTTGATAAGCCAGAGCATATCCACGCGCATAAAAAACAGCTGTTTATGAGTATTCTGGCATCATTACAGCACTCTGGCGTCGGTACTCCGATGATATGGAACGCTGTGTTCGGTGCTGGCGAGCTCGCGACTGGCGATGTCATTACATCATTACGTGATCAACCGGGTGATATCCTGGGCATTTTCAATAGAAATAGAACGTACCTTTTATACGGCGATGACGCCAATAACTGGGATTTAGTTAACTTTTCCCTTGAGCGCGGTGCAATAGAATGGTCGGTGCAGGATTTAGGCTGGTCCTTCTATGCAGACGATCGAGGCATTCAGAACCTGTCACAAACCGACGCTTACGGTGATTTAAAGAGTTCTTCCGTATCTGAACGAGTGGACCCAATATTCCAGCGACAAAAACCATTAATTACTGATTCAATTCGAATTAAGTCAAAAAACCAGTACCGGTTATTTTATTCGGATGATACCGCCTTATTAATGCGATGGGATAACACCTCAAACGGTCGCGGTAATATGCGGCATAAATTCATGGTTATTCAATATTCTCATAAAGTAGAATCTATTTGCGCTGAAGAAGACTTAAATGGATTTGAACAGGTGTATTTCGGCTCAGACGATGGCTTTGTTTACCATGCTGAAAAAGGAGATTCATTTGATGGTGCTTTAATTGATTACAATATTAGATTAGCGTTCTGCCATTGCAGTGATGCAAGAAAAAAGAAGCGATTCCATAAAGCAACAATTCAAATAGATGCGCTGGACATTCCTATATTACAATTTTCACCGGAATTTTCTTACGGATCAACAGATCAACCGGCTCCCAGTGTGTTCGATTTCCCAGAAGGCACGCTAAATGTTGGTGGCGGTATTTGGGGTGAGACTTTTTGGGGTGACTTTATTTGGGACGGTCAGTTAGTCGGTGAAGCCCAAGCCTATATTGATGGCCAGGGTATAAACGTGTCGCTGTTAATCCAGGGTTCGTCTAATTACGAGCGATCGCATGTTCTCCAGTCTTTAACCTATAACTATTCAACTCGAGGCCTGCAAAGATAATGGCAAACGGATATTTTAATCACGCAACAAACGTCATTACCAGTGGTGTAAGAGCACTGGCAGCTCAGGTCAACAATATTGCGACTGAGATCGCATTAGGCTTTGATAAATTCCCTACTGAATCTGAGTTAAAAACGAATACAACTATTTACGCGGGTGACGATACGGGCGTGGCTGACGCCTATGTGGTGGCGCTTACCTACACTCCAACTCTTTCGGATGGATTGAACTTCTTCTGGAAGGCAAAAAACGCAAATACTGGTGCCTCCACTATTAATGTAAATGCATTAGGTGCAAAAACGATATTACTGGCCAGTGGTGCTGCGTTGCAAAGTGGCGACATTCTGCTTAATCAGCAATTATGGGTTGCTTATGAATCAGTGAGTGATTCGTTTCGTATTATGTCTCAATCAAGCTCTGCAGGCGGCGGCGGCGGCAATGCAACAACGATTGCTTTATTAGATGAAAGTTCTGATACCACGAATTTTATCCCATACGCTCCTGACGCCATCGGCAACCAACCATTGAGATCAGGAACGAATCTAACGTTTAATGCAGCTACCGGCGATTTAGGGGTGACAACCGTTAATGGCCGTACTGTAGAGTCTGATGGCGGCAAATTAGACGGAATAGAAACAGCTGCTACGGCAGATCAAACTGATGCAGAAATACGGGCGGCGGTTGAAGCGGCGGGTGATTCTAATGTTTTTGATGACGCCGATCATTCAAAATTAGATGCAATAGAGCCCTCTGCCACAGCCGATCAATCTAATGCAGAAATTAGATCAGCAGTGGAAGCGGCAACTGACAGTAATGTATTCACTGATGCCGACCATACGCTGCTAAACACTATGATCGACCTGATTCACCCTATCGGTGACATTAAAGTTACTGTTGGCAATGTGAATCCAGGTGTCACGCTTGCGGGTACTACATGGACTCAAATATCAAAAGGCCGTGCATTAGTTGGTGAAGGCCCTAATGCAGAGTCGGGTTTAACTACCAGAGTAGGTGGTGACACTATTGGTGTTGAGGATTCAGTTGTTGTATCCCACACTCACCCTATTGACCATGACCACCCCAACCCAACGACCAGCTCCAACGGTGACCATACACATACTGGAGGTATCTCAACAGCCTCCCAAAAAGCTCCAACGGGGACTAATCAAACTCAAGTTGTAGTCTCTGCTAGTAACGCCACTGGTACTGATGGTGACCATACCCACACAGTTAACATAGAATCTCTGGCAGATACATCAGGTGCAGCTAGTAGCGGTGTGTCGGGGACAGATAAGAATATGCAGCCCTCATTGGTTGTTTATATCTGGGAGCGAACAGCGTAATGAGTGGTAATATCATTTCAATTTAATTTGTATTTTCGGAGATAGTTATGGGCATGTTGGAAGATGCGGCGTCAAGCCAGCAAAGCGCTTTTAAAGGTGCTCCAGATGGTAACGGTGGCGTATTGGCCAATCACACTGGAACAGGCACTGTTACCCCTGACGGTAATTGGGGCGGGACTCCTGGTCCTGACTCAATAGCAGGAACACCAGTGACTCCCGGTAGTGGCTATAATGAAGCGTTTCCTGGAACGCCAGAAACCAGCGCTGTTGATAACTTGCCTGATGTTGCCGGGAACTTACCTGATGTTAACACCAGTATTGACCCGACTGCCTTTGCTTCTGGTTCGGCTCAGCAATCGCAGGTTCAAACACTTCAGCCACCGACAGACATCGACGCGGCAAATATTGGTGAATACTCTGCTTACGAATCAAATGCAGGAACGCTTGACGACAAATCTACGGTAGAAGGCCGGTTAAATGGATTACTGTCTCAAAACGGTGATTACATTAAACGAGCCCGTACCAGCGCGTCACAAATGGCCAATCGAAGCGGTATGTTAAATACCTCGATGGCAGCCGGTGCTGCAGAAGGCGCGGCGATCGATCGAGCATTACCTATTGCTCAACAAGACGCGGCGGCTATGAAAGAGCAGGAATTTTTAAATCAAGGTTATAGCGAAGACGCGGCTAAATACTTAGCTGAGCAGTCGGTCGAACGAGAGAACCTGGACGCTGGACTGAAGCAAGATACCAATCAATTCAATGCAACCCAGAAGTTCGAAGCTGACAAGCTGAATCAAGCTGCTACTAATACCTCTAACAGGGAATTTACAGCTGCGGAAAATAAGCAGAATTTTGCTGTATTGTCGGCCGATCTTCAGGGCCAGTTAGCGGGTATCGATAATAAGCTCGCCCAGAACCTGGAGCAAATGACTCAAGAGTATGGGTTACTTGAAAATCTCGACAGCGTTAATGGTGCTATTTACCAGCAAATGGTTTCTGAGATCGGGACTATTCTCGCAAATGAGGACCGCCCGGACGTTGCAGAAGCCAAGATCAATGCGTTAATTGAAGCATCTGGTGTTGAATTTGAATTTTCTTCTGGCCAATCATCGGCTCTTAGCGAGTTAGAGACTACGCCAGATCCCGTGAGTAGCAACACTGTTAATTCCGAAGACGGTAACGGTGGCGATGGTAATGCCGGGCAAGATGGTCCAGATAATGATGACAATGATGCTAATAATGCTGGATTTGACGGTTTTGGGCCAGATCAGCAAGACGCCGACAATACTCCAGGCTACGGAGACGACTACGGCTACGGTGGTGAGCCTGATGAAGGCCCAGAGTCTTACCATTAAGAGATGAAATAAATGCTAATTCGTGACGCAACATTCCGTGATTTAGAGTCTCTTTTGCCGCTAGCTCGAGAAGCGTTATTAAACTCAGTGTTTGCTGGCCTCGAAGTCGATGAGTCGGTGATCCAGCGTAGCTACGTTACAGCGATGCAATTTGACGATGGTTTTGCTAAAGTGGTTACCAGTAAAGGCGAGGTCGTTGGCGGGATGATTGGTATAGTCACGAATAATCATTTAGGCCTTAGATGCGCGATTGACCTGTTCACGTATTCCCGTATGGGCACAGACAGATTGATTAAACTTTTTAAACAATGGGCCAAAAAGAAAGAAGTACAGTTTATACAAATCACTGATCTTTCGGGCAAGAAGCGATATCAGAAACTTATTACTAGCTTAGGTTTTGAATCAGCTGGCACTAACTTTATTGGAGTAATTCAAAATGGGTGAAACAGTCGTATCACAAGTAATCGTCGGGGCGCTGGTTTCGCAAGCCGCAACAGTAGTCGCTGAGCGAATAGGGCTTAGCCCGTCAGCTGCAGGCCTTGTTGGTGTGATGGCTGGGGTATACGCCGGAACCGAAATGGTTGGAACTGAACCGCCTGCAGATGTAGTAGCAGCGCCTGGTGATGTTGCAGCACCGCAAGTTGCCGCGCCAGAAGTGGCACCAGCGGGAGCCCCAGTAGACGCTATGTCGAACATTGGCGTGGGACAAACGGCAAATAACAATCCGGGTGATCTTGCGACCGGTGGCGATAATAGTGGGCTTGGTAACAACCCATTAACGCCCAATCCAGCGAATAGAGCGCCAGAAGGCATGCTAAGCCAGCCAAATCCAGCAGTGACACCGACAGTGACACCAACAGCGGCACCAACCGGTGATACAGCTGACTCTCTGATAAAAGCTGGTACAACGCCCGGACCCAATCAAACAAAGCAAAGCTGGTGGGATAAGTTAATGAATTCCGAAAAAACGGCAGATATGCTTGTTGCCGGTATCGGTGGTATAGCCTCTGCAGGAATGGCCAAAGAAGATAGAGAATATGCACAGCGGGTGAATGAAGGTAATGCCGCGCTTTGGTCAGCGTCTAATACTAGTGGCGGAATGTTATCATTGAGCCGAAATACACCATCACAAGGCGGAGGTTAACGCTATGCCTGGAATGTTAAGTCAACCACAAGGTGCACCACCACAAGCACCACAACCGAGTTCAGGCCCAGTTACGCAGACTCCTCCCGAAGCGGGCCCTGGCGCAGGGAATCCCTCCCGTGACGGTGCACCTGGGTCTGGACAACCCCAGGACGTCGAGGAGCTGAAGAAACAGGCTATTAAATTGGTTTACGGAGAACGCTTCGACCAATTGATTAAAATGTTTGAAACCAATGGAACCGATGGTTTTCCTCGTTCGATGGCGATAGCTGTCAATACGGCGCTGGATTCACTTGAAAAAGAGAATGGGCCCCTTCCACAGGAACAAGCTGCCGATGTTGGCATGCATCTTATGATGAAGCTCATGGAAGATATAATAGCCGATGGAGTGTTGCCTGACGTGACGCTAGAGCAGGCTAACGAGGCGCTACCAGCTACGTTGGTCATGTATGCTGACTCGCACCCAGATGTCAGTAAAGAAGACGTACAGATGCTTGTGAAGCAGGTTGCTGAAGGCGTAGCACAAGCCCAGCCTGGAGGAGAAGCACAACCCCCAGCAGAACCAGTACCTCAACTGCCACCGACTGGAGCAATGTAATGGGAATGCTAGCATTAGGTGCCATGAAAGGGGCTTCTGACGAGTATTTAAAGCAGGGCGATGAGAAGCGTAAAAGCAAGTATCAGGAAATTCGCGATCGCCGGTTAGCTGAGATTCAATCAGATCAAAACATTCAGCGTGCAGAATTGACGTCAACTGAGGCTCAGCGAGCTGAAGGAGTGGCACAGATAGCTACTGAGCAGAACCAAGGTTATCTTTCTAAAGAAGCTGAATTAGCAGGGGCTCGAAAGACAAACGATAATCGAGATACTATTAAAGGTCGATCAGATGATAACCGAGCCAATATAGATGCGAGTCTCCACAACGCCCCAACAGATGTAAACACCTATGACTCAAAAGGGAATTTAATACAACAAGGAGTGCCAGATCCCGCTACCGGCGGAGCAGGGTCAGCAGCTAATCTGCAATTTATGCACGAGTCTGTCGAGCTTAAAAGTGCTGGTGAAGCGGGCACTGGCACGCGTAGAAAGTCAGGTGATTTGTATAAAGAATGGCGGAAACTGGCTTATGACGAACATGAAGATGAAATGGGTAAAACCTTTTCACGTAATGATGAACTTGACTGGGTAGCCTGGCATAACTCTATGGTAATCGACGCAGATTATTTAAAGCCAAGCGACCCAAAATATTTGGTTGGTGACCCAGATGCATTACTCGAGCTCGCAGAGAAGGACACTCCTAACTTTCAGTACAAACGGGAAGCATCAATCGCTAAACTTAAAGAACAGTACCCTTGGTGGAATGGACCAGAAAAAAAGAGCGGCGGCATGCTATCAAGCGGAGCTAGCCAAGATCCCAGAAATACAGAACCTGATGCTGAAAAAACACCCGGAACACCACCTGATGACAGCTTAGGTATAGTCTCTCAAGGCTCAGGCGGTCAAGGGGAGAGCAATCAAGCTCCGCGTGGAGTAACGTCACGCAATGCTATTACTGGTCCTTTAAGGAAAAAGTTGATTAAACTAGAAGCTGAATTAGCTGCGCTGTCAACAAAGGGAGGTCGAGCTGGATCCGGTTCTAAAGCGAAGGTGTTGCAAAATGAGATTAACACCATCGAAGGAATGTTAAGTGGAGAATAATCAAGATTATTTTGATAAATATTTTCCTTCACCAGCAGGCTCTAATAACCCGGCTACTGATGACGGCTCTACTGATGGCGGCCTTAGTCAAGGAGCTGATGGCGAAACATCTGCTTATCTAGCTAAATACTTCCCAGATCCCGGTGGAACACCACCAGCACCAGAGCCGGTTCCAGAACCTGGCCTGCTTGATCCTGTTGCTAACATTGGCGAAGGTATTGCTGAGCGTACTGCTTCGATACTGGGTAATATGGTTGGTTTCGCTGAAACAGCTGGTGAAAATGTTGAGAACGCGGCCGGTGTTCTTGATTGGGTGCCACAATTGGGCGGCGTCACTTATGACGAACAAGGTCTTCAATACCTAAACCCCACTGAATGGGAAGAATTCAATTCCGGTGGTGGCGAGAAAATACTTCGAAACCTACAAGAGAGCCTGACAAACTCTGACTTTGGTTATGACCCAGGGACTACTTGGGAAGACTTTAAGTCGGCTGATGGCTTATTAGATAGCACTATTCAATTATCTGCTTTTGGCCTTGAGAACGGCCTTATATCAATCGCTGATATGGCTGGATCGCTGGTTAATCTACCTGCTTACATGGTATCTCGAGGCGAGGAAATCGCTCAAGAACGGGCAAAAAATCAAGGTCACGCCTCTCCTACCCCAGAAGATCTCGCTATTGGCACAGCGGTAGCTGCTTTCGTTTCTGCATCAGAAAAATTTGGTGCTGAAAAAGTATTAGCTGCCTTCGTCAAAGGCGGTGGGGCGGTAAAGAAAATATTAAAAGCGGCCTTCACTGAGGCAGGTACTGAGGCGATCCAGGAGCCTTTTGAATACGTTGGTGAGACTTACGGCACTCCAGTAGAGCAAGGCATGACCCGTGAAGAATATCGTGCGGCGTCGGCTGAGCGATCTTTGCAAGGTGCGGCCGGTGGTTTCTTTGGTGGTGGTGTGATTTCGTCACCAAGCGCGTTAATGAGCGGAAAGGATGATCCTGTTGATGATCCGATATCTCCTACTGTACAACCTCTTAGTGAGAATCAGAACACCATAACTGATGCTTTAGCCGCATCAGCTGGGAATATAGCGGCAAGTAACCGGGCTCAGATGAACGCTGATGAGCTGGCCCAGCTTGATGCTCAGCAGGAAGAAGCCAGAACAAACCAAACAGCCCGGATGGAGCAAGAAGTTGCGGAGATTGATGCTCAAGAGCAGGTCTATAAAACACCCGCACATGCAAGGCTAGCTCAGCTTAAGTTAGAAAATCAATTCGGATCAACCAAACTAAGGGCGGTTAAGAATCGCGCTGGTGAATGGGTTCTGCAAAAACCGGTAACTAGCGGTGCCTCTGAGCTATTGAAAGTAACAGGACTTGATTCTGGATTTGAGCCGGTCACAGTGTCCTTACCTGAAAGGCTTACTGGGCGAGAGCCATTAAATCCCGAAAGGCGCGGCGAGCAACCGGTTGAAAGGACCGATCTTGAGCCGACTACGAATAGAGATGACTTATTAAAGCCAACTGAGCCGAAACCTGTTGAATCTATCGACTCTGTTGAATCTAAGATTCCAGAACGACTAGTGGGCCGGCCTCCTTTAAGGAATGCCCATAACAATACTGGCATTGAAGTTGAGGAACTAGTACCAGAAGATATTAGTAATGAAGGATTACCTCAAATTGGCGTCAGTGATGTCGTAGCTGATGAAGAAATTGATATTGACGATATTGCCTCTGAAGAAATTGATATTCAGGGTAAGCGGATTTATATCCCTAAAGATGAGAGGGTTCCACGTGAAACCCCAGCAGCAGATCCTCTTGACGCTAAAAAGGCAGCTGAAAAAACAGCTAAAGAACAAAAATATAAGTCAGGCTTGGCTGTTAAAGTAGCTGTTAGAAAACTAGAAAAGGATCACGGTTCCACGGATCTAGTACCGGTTAGGAACGACAGAAAGGGCGAGTGGGAATTAACCAGCAAAAGCATGGCTGATGTTATTCGCATGCAAAACGAGAGTGATGCTAAAAACCCTAAGCCACCAACTCCACCAGAAGACGATGGTGGATCACCGGTTGAGCCATCTGATAAACCTAATACGGATAGCGGTGGTAATGGAAGTGATTTTGATATATCCAATGTTAAGCGCCCTAATGGAGCAATTGGCACCCAGGGTGTTACTGAGGAAAGCGTTAGGGATCTTCTGAAAAACGTAGCAGGGATGGACGTTAATGATGGTATGACCATGAAAGAAATGGTTGAATCGTTTAAAGCAAATCCAGAGGCTCAACAGAAGTTACGAGATTTTACCGCTAAAAACCCGGTTCAAATCGACACTTTACCCGATGGGACATATCACCTCGAAGATGGTCATCATAGGACGTTTTTGTTAGATCAGGCTGGTGATACAACTGTGTCGGCTAATTTAGATGGTGCGGCAGCTCCATCACCAACGGATAAGCCTGGACCATCTGACGATCAGGTAGCGGCCAGTAAAGAGTTAGAAAAAGTAACGGCTGAACTGGATAAGATGCCGAAGAATTTTGACATCAATGACGATCCCGACGTGGTTGGCAGGGCTCAGGAATTAATAAAGAAAAAACGGGACCTAACAGACGTCGTTGAAGGCGGGTTATCTGCGGAAGACGCTAAGACCGAACGGGCTCGTTTAATCGCAGAATTATGGGAAAAAGGTAAAACTGGTAACAGATCTCAAACTCTGTCCCAGCTACAAAAGAAACTGGATGAAGCAAGTACCCCTGATGCCGATGCACCGGGAAAGCCTTTTGATCGTAGTGCTTATCGAAGAAAGCTCGATAGCATGAGTAATACGGTTCTTAAAAAATTCGCCAAAGACGCCCGATTAAAGCAAGCTGGGACCACAGAAGAACTTAAAGAAAGAATTACAACTGCACGCGAAGCCATTGAAGTCATTGGAGGTAAATATAAAACTGAAGATGAGATAATGGACGCGGCGGCATCTGGTGAAATAAGCAAGAGTGACTTGCAGCGTTTCGCTTTTTCTATGTCTGGTGCGAAAAAACCCCCAAGTGACGTAGCCACTGAAACAAATGCAAGAAAAATTATCGGGTATTTAAACTCCGTAATGGGGAAAGACGGCCCTACTCGAGTTACTAAAGAGGAGGGAGCTCGCAGGGAAAACGAAAAGATAGCCGCCTCTGAAAAGGCGCATGCTGAAAAATACCCAAAAAAGAGCCCTGTACTTCATCGGCCAGTTAGTGAGATAAATGAGCTTGAGTCGTATGCCAAGCAGGATTTTTCTAATATAAACCCCGGCCTTTACGACGCGGCGGTTAATTTTATTAATGAGCAGCTAAAAGATTTAGCGGCTCTTGGTTATCGGTATGATGATATAAATCATGAGTCAGTATCAATGCTGCCTGATTATTTGAACCAGTTAAAATCAAATATAACAGCTGCAGGGTCCGGCCTAATGGCTTTAGATTCGAAACTAAAGACGTTCAATAAAGGTGATAAACGGGCCAATATTGGGAACATCTTTGATCAGTTTATCCATTATGCTAAGTCTATTAATTTTGCCGAAGAATGGACTGAGATTAAAGCCCATATTCAGGCCGAATACCCAAAACTAGCCAAGGCCCTTCAAGCCCAAAGTGATGCTAAACAACCCTTAACTCCAGAAGAAGACCAGGAAGCTAGAGCTAAAGCCGACCAGAAAGAAGCGAAAAGTGTCGCGCAAAAAAAGCGAGTAGATGAAGCCAATAAGCCGGATGAAAACGATGATTTAGTCACCTTCCTTCGAAAGTTGGGCGGTCTAAATATGGACACTCAATCGGACATACCAGCCGATAGCCTGGGTGGTTTGGATGAATCAAATAGTACCATTGGTTTAAAGAAGTTACGCCAGTATAAGGATGCCGGATTAGATATCGATGAAGCCACTGAAGCCGCGTGGGAAGCTGGTTATATCAAGGAAAATGATAAGAGATTACTAGCTGATGAATTATTCAATTCAAAGATAGATCCTGTTTACACCCCTGCTGGATATGAGACCAAGGCTCGAATAGAGGAGCAGGCCGCGTATGAAGAACAGTTAGCGGAAAGCATTGAAAACTGGACCGATTATGTCGGTAGTTCGGAGATGTCTAATCAGGTAAATCCTGAGACAACTCGATTAATGGTTCTGGCCAGTGATATTGATGCAGATAGGGTAATTGATATCACAAGCAGAGAAGCCCCAGAGGCTTTTATTCATTCCCAATTACAGGAGATGATCGATGAAAAAGACGCTGAAAATGAAGCAGCAAGCCAGAGCGAGAGTGAAGTTAGCCCAATTGATGAAGGACAATCCGAAGGGACCACCGACTCAGAAGGCCAAACAGACTTCGTAGGAAAAACTGACGATGAAGTATCTCAGCAAGCCATCCAAGCGGAGAAAGAAAAGAAAGATAAAACCCCTATTGATCGGCCATCAGAATCACAGTCAGGCGATGATCTTTTCTCTAATGGCGGTCAGTTAGAGCCTGATTTATTCAGTCAACCGGAGTCAGAAAGCCAAAGCACCGCAAGTGTAATTATTATTCCCGATGAAACGAAGGTAGTTCGTCAGATTAATAGCTCAAAAGAGGCTTTGAATGATTTACGGGAACTCGGAAAAACTACGATTGGCAAGTGGGAAATAGAGGTTAATGAGAACGGGGGAGGAAGCGCTATTTACATGAGCAATCCCGACATCGAAGAAGATTTGTCGTATGGTTGGTCGGAATTATATTTTGGTGTAGCGTCTGACTCCAATTTTAGCGGTCATTACCCGGAACTGTACAAAGCCGCCGCCGAATATAAGTTTGGTGAAATGGCAAACAAATTCGATGAAATGGCGAAGCTATTTTCTAAAGATAATTTAACGGAAGCTGAGCTATCGAGAAGAAATGACATTGCTGCTGTCCAGTCACAGATGGCATCTGACTTGTTATCTTCTGGTTTGGCAGGTAAATCGATAGGTTTTAAAACAAAAAAAGTAGACGATATCACTTTCGATATCTATCTGCGCGGCGTAAAGATGCTTGAAAATACGTCGATGACCTTCAATACAAGGGAATATATCAGTGATGCGTTAATTAGCGCTTATCCATTACAAGAGGAAACTGTTAATGAAAACGAAACAACCCAAGCAGAAGATGGAAGCAAGTCAGCTCAAGGAAAATCGGAAGAAACGATCGAAGAAACTATCAGCAATGATAATGACAGCGATCAATACAGAGGAATCGAAGACTACCCCTGGGCGAAGTTAGCCGAACAGAAAGGCGTAGAGATTCTTATTGGGAAACCAACAGACTACGAAGGCGAGCGTGCTTATGTTATTGATGAATATTCAGACCGAGAAAGAACTCAATTTGTACGCCAAATTTATGCGGCTAACTTCAGTCGACATCGTGACGTAGAGTCATATTACGCCAATGAACATGGTGGCAAGGGTTATGTTAATGTCAGTAAAATGGCATCTGAGGAAAGCGATCTAAGTCTAGTTGATTACATTCATGATGGTTTCGGTCACGATAGTCCATACGCTGGAATAACTCCTATTACTGATATTAAGGAAGAAAGGCTGGAAGCTCGAGCTAATCAATTATCAGATACTGAATGGAGAGAAACTGTAGGGCACCGTGACGGCATGTTTATGGAGCCAGGGAAAGACGATGTAAAGAAATTCTGGGGTGAAGAATTCAAGAAAGGCGATACGCCTCGCAATTACATCAGCAAAGAGGAATCTAAAACCATTGTTGATGGCTGGAAAGCGGAGGCTAAAAGTCATAACACCTATGAAATGGGCAGCGGTAATAGCACCAAAATTGTTCTTTCATTATTCGATGACAGTGGACAATGGGTTCAACCGTGGGTTGACGCCGGGTATGACGTTCGTGTTATAGATCTTAAGCGCGATGATGTTGATATTCGCGATATGGATCGAGGATGGTTCGAGTCTAATGGTTTGGATGATGTTTATGTTGTTCTGGCCGCGTGTCCATGCACTTATTTTACCGGCACAAGCGCTAGAGATCGCAAACCAACTGAATTAGGCGGAAGCCCGAGACCAATTAACGAAGGCGGAACCGACTATATTGGGAAAACTCATGATGCTGTCGATTTAGTTAACCACACTCTCGATATTATAGATTTCCTGATACCTCGTTTTTGGGCGCTTGAGAATCCAGTAGGCCGAATTAAAGACATTACTGGCGTTCCAGAGCCAAGGCTATCGTTTAACCCGAATAATTTCGGTGATGACTACACCAAGAAAACACAGATATATGGCAATTTTAACGCTGACTTGCCTACTGCTAATGTTGATCCGCGCATTAAAAACGGTGGTCGTGGATCATTAATGCAAAACAGTCTTGGAAGCAGCGACGAGGCTAAATCAGGTGCCAGATCGGTTACGCCAGAAGGGTTTGCTTATGCGTTCTACATGGCTAACAACGATGCTAGTAATCCTGTCTATAAAGAAATTATTGAAGAAAATATAGCTCACCTACCGGAAAGCGCGAAGTCTCATCCGTTCACTGATCAAGCACGCGCAGCGATGACCCTTGGTATCTTTGAGAATCACGATCCAGGGTATATGACGGGGAATAGCGACCCTTATTACATTGATGAAAAACTAGAAGAAAGTGCCCCTGATTTTATTCAGCAAGCCATTAAAAACGGGAAAGAGGAGGCTAATGAAGACTGGCGGTTAATGGATCTCTCAATGCCAATGGACGAGCTAAGGGCGATTGAGGCTAAATTAATAAACGATCTGGGGCTTAATGAAGATCAATCATCTACCGAAACAGTAGATTCCATATTAGACCAGACTCGCGAAAATTCCGGTGACGCTAAGCCATTAAATAAAGTTAACCTCTCAGCGACTGACGGTGATCGAACGATACCGGTAACAGCCGATCAATTGGTGGAGGCTATTGATGATAGACTCAAGGCTATTAATAAATTGCGAGGTTGTGTATGAGCCCGAGAATAAGCAAATCAACAGCTGACAAACTAATAAAAGGCGGTGCTAAGGTACGTGAAGAAGGGTACGTGCCTAAACCGGCCCCTACGGCAGCCCCTGAGACTGATTTAACGGCCCTTACAGGCGCGATCGGTAAATTAGTACAATCCCTTCAAGAGCAGCTGATAGTCGCTCAGCAACAATTGGGCGCTGTTGAGGCAAGCAATTCAGAGCTCCGCTCAATGGTCGCGGCAATTTCGACTAAAAACCCGGTCCGATTGAAGCCGGTCCGTGATATGGATCGTGGATCACCTACCTATTTATTGACCCAGCATATCGATATGATCCCAGTAACCCACCGGAAGCTAGATTCGTGAGTGTAAAAGACTGTTTAAAACTAACTGATAAGCTCGATGTAGAAGACACAGCTAATCTAAACAAACAGTTAAAGCGCTTAATGGATGCGGGAATTCCTACGAGTGACGCATACACCCAGGCAGCCGAGCTGGTGATGGAAGACGTTCTAACCGAACGGAACGAGCTTGCTAAAGACATCGGCAAAAAGAAAGGATTTCTGCAGGAAGTTGATATTGAAAACCTTCTGAATCCCGCAAGTTTTAAAGCATCAGAGAAAGTCAAAAAAGTCACCGCAAAAAACCTGACAGAGGAAATCGAGGACGAAGTAGTAGAAGAAACCCCATTAGATTTGCCGCCTGATGATATCGACGGTGGGCCCGACTGGGTTGAGAAAGGCGCGTTCATGCGAACCGGTGAAAGTCGGGTTGATATGAATCATAAAGACGTACTAAAAAGGGTCCCTGAGCTACAAGCTGCGGCCAAAAAAGTACAGTCTGGTGATATGACGGCCAAGGAATATGACGACCTAGTAAACAAACATAAGCTCATCTCGCCATATAAAACAGTACCGGCCCCCGCAACTACCGACGAAATGACGGGCGCTTTGCATTCAAACAAGGTTGAGAAGGTTGGTAAGGGTAAGAATATCCCTGACGGTCAAGCTGTTGGATTGCGATTAGATATCCCTGCTTACCGGGATCATGATGTTTGGGTGCCAACAGTACATGAAGGCCGGCCAGGACAAGGTAAGTCTCCGATCGCGCACGAAGCAACTGCAGTGATGGATAACCCTACGTTCCCAGAAGATAAGCATTCTCTTAAAGTAGCTGCGGGTAAATCAAAAGCGCCATCAGCTGTTATCAAGGGATCATGGAAGAACCAAACAGAAGCGGAAACAATAGCGGAAGCGAAAGCGGCCATTAAAGATCCAGCCTGGGTCCAGGTTGGGTTTGATCCAGAACGGCACAGTTACTTCTACGATCGGGCGACTACTGAGCCAGTGGTTAGCGGTAGCAAGGTCATCCAGATCGGCGGCATGGTGTTGGTCAAAGACCCTGTACATGGGAGCAAAGCTGACTTTGTATTCCTTCGTAAAGAGAAAGAGAAGGCTGAAGCCGCGCTGGATCAAAAGAAACAGACTCGTAAAGTTAAATCATGGGTTAAGCCGTTACAGAAAAGAATGGGTGATCGAGTACCGGTAACGATTCTCGATACCCCTGCAGATGCTGATTTTGATATCCCTGCAGATGCAGCTGGCTACTATCACGACGGCCGCGTTTACCTTATTGCCAGTAACATAAAGAACGAGGCCATGGCACGCCAAGCGCTTGAGCACGAAGCGATCGGGCACTTAGGCCTTGAAGGTGCGTTAGGCCGAAAGAAATTCAATGAATTGATAGGTGATATCAACAATATCCAGGTCGAGATGATCATGGATGAGAGCGCTCACCCAGTTATTCGAAAATTAGTAGCTGAATTAAAAGCCACTTATGTCGACGAGGATGGCAATTATGCCCTTAACGACCGAGAAGAAGCCCGAGAAATACTAGCTCATATAGCTCATAACAAGCCGCGATTAGGCTTTCTACGTGAGATTTATAACAAAATTTCAGCTTGGGTTGGTGAATGGGCCGCAAAAATGGGCCTTGCTGATCCAGATCTAGCAATGATTGAAAGCATGATGGTTCGGGCTACCCATTACGTTCGATCTACTGGGCAGTCATACACCCAGGCAGATGCTAAAGGCGTGTCAGTACGAACTGATGCTCCAATGGATGAGGCACCATCTACAGAAAAACCAGCACTAATGCGACGTCGGCAAGATGAAGATTTTGATAAAATGTCTGATGCTGATAAAGAGCTGTATACCAAATTAGGTATAGGGAAATCTGGTGCTACTAGCTTATGGGCAAAAATATCCAATCTAAAGAGTAAAGATATAAAGGAAGCGGCTAAAACAGCCACTGCCAGAGGGTATGAAGGCTTGTTCGACGGCATGATTGAGACAAAACGTCATGAAGAATCGGCCGGTGTCGGAATGGGTAAGGAAACAACCTATATCGATAAAAAAGGGATTGTTCAAAAGACCGTCGATTACGCTAATTCTGCTTATGTCTCGATGAGACTGGCTACCGGTGTGTCAGATATGATGACTCACCTATTAAATTATGGATCCCTGCAGTGGAATAACGGCATTGTTGTTGGTGTTGAAAATACTCGCGGATTTCTTGATGTGCTTGGCGACCTGGGTGCGGGAAATGTTAATGACTGGCTGGTATGGATGGCTGGAAACCGTGGTGCGGAATTAATGGCACAAAACCGGGAACATAACCTAAGCCCTGAAGATATAGCTTTAGCTCAAACAAAAAACATCGGTAATGAGACGCTATTTACTCGCATTAAAGACGAGTATAACGCGATGAATAACTTGCAACTCGAGTTTGCGGAAAAGGCTGGTTTAATTAACCCGGAAAAACGTAAAGAATGGGAAAGTGAGTGGTACGTTCCATTTTATCGGCAGGGCGAAGATGAATTTACTTCTGGTCCTCGCAGTAAGAAGGGCTTTTCTCATCAAAGCGCCGGCATTAAGCGCTTAACAGGTGGTGAGGCCGATACGAATGACTTACTGGAAAACCTTTTAAGTAACTGGATTAAACTGACTGATGCTAGCGTAAAGAATAACGCTCTGAGACAGATGGTTGATAATTTCAAGGATACCGAAACCCAGGAACTCGGTTATATCCAGAACGAAACACTGGCTTACACTAAAGCGATAGTGCCAAAATCACAGATAGCTAAGTTCGTGAAAATGGATCGTGACTTCGCTATGAAAGTAGCTGAATACATGGGCATGGATGGCACGGCAGCAGATCTCGAAATCATAAACGAAATGAATAAGCTGGATAAAGAAGGCTTTGAAGGTTTATGGGCTATCACGGCACCAACGGATCCTGACATTGTTAGGATTCAGCGCGACGGAAAGAATGAATACTGGCGTATTAAGACTCCAGGCCTATTGAGGGCGGTAGGTGCACTCAATGGTGATCAAACATCGAATAGTGGCGGCATGCGTGCTGCCAGAGCTTTTAAGCGGTTACTGACTACTGGTGTCACAGCATCTCCTGACTTCATGTTACGAAACTTTATCCGTGATGCCACGCATAGCTGGGCGATCAACAAGGATGGAATGAGGTTTACAGCTGATTCATTGAAGGGGTTGCAACATGCGAGAACTGAAGGCCCTATCCACCGCGCCATGATGGCAGCAGGCGCGTCGTTCCAGGGCGGGTATGTGCACGGCACTGACCCAGAGGCTACAGCTCATATTCTTCGTAGAGAGCTTGAGAAATCAGGCCTATCTAAATCATCCATTGATGAATATGTGGGCAAAATCATATCTACTCCGGGAAAACTTGAGAGCGTCCTTAAACAAGGTTGGCAGCATTATCGTGATGCAGGCGACAAGATCGAGAACGCTAGTCGTGTGGCAACAGCTATAGCTGGCCGCGAGGCTGGTAAGCCTGATGCTCAATGGTTGTTCGAATCTAAGGATTTAATGGATTACTCTCGACGCGGCAATTTTGGAATGTTGGTTATGATGACCGATATGTTGCCGTTCTTTAATGCTCGACTGCAAGGACTGGATAAACTGGGACGAGCAGCTGCTACTGGCGATCAAGTGAAATTAATCCCATACGCACCGGGAAAATGGATCACAACGAATAAAGTATTAGCCAAGAGAGTAGCCATGATCGGCGCGTTCAGCATCGGATTAGCCATGCTGAACGATGATGATGATAGATATAAAGAGCTTCAGGATTGGGAAAAAGATGCGTATTGGCATTTCTTCCTTCCTGATGAGTGGCCAATGGGTGGTCATTGGGTTATTCCTAAGCCGTTTGAGCTCGGGTTTGTTGCTGGAACCATACCAGAGCGCATGTATCGAACCTGGGTAAGCGAGACCCAACCAAGTGAAAAACTAAAATGGTCCTTAATGCACGGCACCCTTGAGACGCTAAACGTTAACCCTATACCGCAATTCATACTTCCTGTTGCAGAGATAGTGGCAAACCGCAGCTTTTACTTTGATAGGCCTGTTGAGAGTATGTCGGATAAAAAAATGGAGTCGTTTGAGCGATATAACCAGTACACCAGTGAAACCGCTATTGCTGCAGGCGATACCGCTCTGGCTAAGTGGTTAGAAATATCACCGAAACAGCTTCAACACCTATGGAACGGCTATTTAGGAACAATGGGCACTTATGCTCTAACAATGGCCGATATGTTTACTCGCGCTGCTGGCGGCTACCCATCTAAAGAGTCAGTGACTCCCGGTGATATCCCTCTATTGGGCGCTGTCTACAAGGGATCTCGCAAGTCTACGAGCCAGTGGCAGGTTGATTTTTATGATCGATTACAGGAAGTGACAGAGCTTCACGGAACCTTGCAAAAGTATCGAACGGAAGGCAATAAGGTAAAATACAAAGAATATCGCGATAAACACGCTAAGAAACTAAGGGTGCGTAAATTGCTTATTAAGGTGCAAAAGAGCTTTTCGGTCCTGAAGAAGCGTAGAGAGCGTATTTTGAGAGATCCTAAATTAACTCGATCGGAAAAATATGAGCAATCCCAGGTTATTGTTTCCCGTATCAGCGCTCTGGCTAAGAAGGTTGAGGGTAGAACTCGAGAGGCCTTTACAGACTAATGGCCATTGAAGAAGTCGAAGACTGGGCACCGGTCACTAAGGACAATGTAGCCAACCATCCGACAGGGCCCCAGGGTAATCAAGCTAGCCGTATATCTACGAGCTTTCGAGAGATCCAGGCCGCGATCGCTCGCTGGTCAGTCACGCTTATAACCACGATTGGTGGTCAGACTATTGCTGGCGCTTTAAATATCGATGGTACGCTCACCGCTAACGATGTTCAGGCACCTAATGCGACGAATATAGTGGCCAGGAACGCAACACTTAACCAGATTGCTATTACTCAGGGCGAGTCAACTCAATCTGGTTTTAGTGCTGCTATTTACAGTGGCAATAACGAGGCAGCCCAGAGTATTAACCATGGTCTGGATATGGCTACTGGCGACAACGGTGGTTTGATATGGACTAAGAAGCGATCTGGTGGCACAGCGAGAGCGCATATTCTGACTGATTCAGTCAGAGGTGATGATCTCTACTTAACTAGTCAGGATACTGATGCAGAATCTTTTACAGCAGGTGCGTACGTTAGCAACTTTTCAGCAACCGGCTTCGACGTAGGAACAAGCCTCAATGTGAACGAAGATAGCGATCTGAATGTCGCATGGTCATGGCAGACAACTAAGAAGTTTGAGCCTACTTTGGGTTCTGAGCTTTTAACCAACGGCGACTTTTCTGCTAATGTCACTGGTTGGACTAACGCTACAGGTCTTATTACTTGGGTGTCTGGTAAAGCTAGGGTAGATAGAAATGGTGGTTCGACAAGGGGTGCAGACTACGATGGTGATTTAGGGCTTATTGAAGGTGAAACCTATGTAATATCAAGTGTCACCACTATAGTCTCAGGTACACCTACTGTGGCATACTTTAGAATTGGGCTGGCGATTGGTGATTTAGACGTACTAGATTACATAAAACTAGGAGACATGAATGTATCATTTGTCGCAGGTGCAACCAACTTCCTCTACATCGGGGTTGGTGGTGATTCGGCGGGAGTTATAGATTATGATGATATAACAATTAAACAGGTCACCAACGATGCAGTCACCAATCGCGGTCTAGCATACACCTGCCACTACAACCCAGACCTTGGATTTTCCATTGTGGGCTATACAGGTGATGGACTAGTAGGGCATGAGCTACCTCACCATTTGGGTGTTACACCTGAGTTGAGTATCTACAAAAATAGAGATGAGGCACAAAACTGGATAGTGAAGTCCGAGCTAATCGATAATGATAAGTACCTTTTGTTAGACACGACAGCGGCGGTAAGTGCGACACACGCTGCTACAACGATGTTAATGACAGACACTACGATATCGCTAGGGACAGCCAACAGCACTAACCAATATGCGGACAACCACATATCCTACCACTTCGCCTCAGTAGCAGGTGTATCCAAGATCGGTACCTATATCGGCACAGACGCTTCTGGAAATTACGTGCCGTTAGATTTTAAACCAGCTTTCGTGATGATTAAAGGTTTATCCGTTATATCTAGCTGGCGTATTGTGGACAGTGCGCGAGGTGCTTTTGTAATTAACCCAAATGTGACTGACGCAGAAAGCGCAACAGCTCAAATCGTGTTTGACGATACAGGGTTCCATGTTAACGGTACATCTGATAATCAAAATGGTATCAATGAAGAATACCTCTTCATGGCATTCGCTGAGACTAGTACGGGTGGTTCAGGCTCAAACACTTATTCTTACAGTGATTACCCTTACCCAACTGATGCTGACACCTTAACGATCGAGCAGAACACGCTAATAGCTTTTGCTCAGGGTTTCGACTCTACTGGGCAGCTTGACGCTAGAGAAAATGTTGGCGCGGGTATCACTTACGACTTGGGTGCTGGGCATGAGAACAAGCACTACTATATTTATAAAGACCTAGCTGGGTCATACGGTGTCACTGAAAACCGACCGTTAACTGGTATCACTCGAAACGATGCTGACAAGTGGGGTGTTATTGCACCGCTGGATGCTTCACTACGAACTACCGCTCGACACTTTGACTATGAGAGTCCAACTGGTGTGGCTAGTGCTAGTGGTCAGTATACCACTTGGGCTGCACACCATGCTTTTGATAAAGATGCTAATGATATTCCAGCCAATAACGGTTGGCGTATAGATGTAACAAGTGCGTCATGGTTGCAGTACAAGGGAACTGAGAAACGTATCCTAAAGTCTTGGAGACTGAGAGAAGGTTCTGACCAGACTGAAACCCCAGATAACTTTGATATTGAAGGGTCTAACGATGGTCTTAACTGGACTGTCATTGATTCAGCTTATAACACAACTAACTTTGATACGGTCACTAACGGGGCAGCCTTATGGAGTCCGTTGCAAAGTACGTCAGGTAACGCTACTGCTTATTTATATCATCGTATTAATATCTCAGATAACAATGGGGATGCAACATACACAAGGATAATGCAGCTTGAGTTCAACACAATCCTACCATCAGATTACTACTTAATCAGTAAAGGCGTGATGTACTCAGGTGCGACTGACCTAGCCATCAACCGTACTTACCTCGCTGAGTTCAGGACTGACTCGGACGGTGATGTAATAAACTCGACTATCGTTAACGTCCCAGTAGCTAAACAACGGTTCAGTTCGGTTGATGTGCATGAAGATCTTGAGGTGTTTGGTGATATTAAAAACCAACAGGTCGCTACGGCTTGGGTTCGGTTTAACGGGGCAGTGTCGCCACCATTAATAGAGGCTAGCTATAATGTGTCTGATATCGTATACACTAATTTAGGCAGGTATGAGGTAGTGTTCGCTGAACCAATGGACAACAACGTTTACGTGGTGCTAGCAACTACTGCTACCTCTCTATATAACGCTACTGCTGGTGGTGCAGGTACAACACTAAGAACGCCCGTCACTATCAGGAATGATGCTGCTACCTATGTCGATTCAAAGATGCATATCGCAATATTTGGAGGGAAAGATTAATGTTTGCTTACGAACAAGATGATTTGACAGTAGCCGTTTGTTCTAAGCTGACAAGTATTCCCGACGGTGCAGCTTGGATTGAAGTTAATACTGTACCTGACCGGAAGCATAGATCCGCTTGGCGTATTACTGGTGACTCAGTAACCGCCGACGCATCTCTAGCGTTAGAAATTAATCGATTAGAGCGTGTAGAATTACTTAAAACCTTAGCTATCGAGAAGATAGTGGCATTTGTTCCAGCCATCAACACGATTGCTATGATCGATTTAATGACTGAGCTTTGGGCTATGCTGGATCAAGGCGCTGCAGGAGCCGATATAATCGCGGTAAAGAATATTTATGTTTATGCTAAAGGGAAGATTAGCGAGGCAAAGAACTCGACCCAGGCCGAGCTCGATGCTTATGATCCTTCAACAGATAACCAATGGCCGTCAAGCTAATAGCTTACGCTGTAACCCTTCGTTTAGTGCCGTCAAATCTTTAACTCGATCATTTAACGCGTCGATCTCTGCTTTACTAGCAGTCGGATATGTAGATGACTCGCTTTCCAGTCGGTTATTCTCATTAGTCAAAGCGTCGTTCTGAACTCCCAGGGAGTTGATTGAGCTCTTAAACCCAGCTTTCTCGTTAACGTGAGTTTCTATCGTGTTTTGCAGCTGGATAACTAGGTCCACTAATTGCGATGGGCTTAGCTCAGAGATCTGGGCTCGCATATTTGTTTCTTGTAAGGGTGTCATAGGTTTTCCTTTAATTAAGACAATACATTAATGAGTAATAGCCGGCAGCAATGCCACCGACGAATATCACCCAACCAGGCGGTTCATTCATTAACGCTGACCAGATGGTTTTCATGGCGCGTTAGAGAGGCATTTAGCTAATGCATCAGCAGGATATTTTTGAAATTCACCCCGATAAATTTCTATGCCGTCGATCTCTATTATTGGCAAAAACCCATAAGCAGGAACAACCCTAATAATGTAATCAATAGCCTGATTTTCTTTTACGGTAGGTTTTTCACCGCCTTCATAATCGCGCACCCATTCCTCGTTGGCTTGGTCTTGAGGACGTTTAATTGGCTCTTTTTTATCTTGATTAATAGGGTTGACTTCTTCTGGAGTAAATGCCGCTTCCTCCTCCAACCGATCGGCTTCTTTAGCGTCAGCAATTCGTTTAGCCTGTTCAGCCTTAGTTTTTTCCTCGGCGTCATATTCATTGATCCGATTCTTAATGATAGCGATTAAGGCCTCATTATCTTTCATCACCAAATCATTAGTGTCCTTGAATAGGAATTTGTGATCACCACCATATTCCCGCAGCGACTCCAGGTTCTTAACAATCTTGTCCTTTACAGTAGTAACCTCAATTTTGCACCGCGCAAGCTCTTGATCGACACCAGCCTGCAGTGAGGCGCTGGTGCGCTTACCCTTCATGGATCCAGCCCAGTCAGGCTCAATAGGAGCAACAATCATGATACGGATTGGTTCAATAGCTTTATTTGCTGAAGATATATGCTTATTTAATTTGTCGACAGCATCAGATTGAACGGCGTTTTTCTTGGCGTCCTCGCCTTCTTTAACCTGTTTTTCACCATGAGATTGCATTTTTTGTAACACGCCATCTAGCTCGGTGACCATTTTTGCGAATTCATCTTGTGTGGTGAAATTAGAACGAACCTTTTCAGCCATCGATTTAAGGTCTGCCCTAGCCTGTTTAGTGGCTTTATTGAATTCCTTTTTATCAGCGAAGTCCTGGTCCGACTCAAGAACGGTACTCATCTCAAGTTTCGCCCTATCCTTAATACCAGCAAGCACCTCTGAGATATTGGAGGATATTTCTGTGCCTGTAATTTCATAGTTTATAAGCTGAAACCCTTCGAATTGAGAAGCCACGACAACCTCTTTACGAGCCTCGATCACATAGGTCTCAAGATCCTCATCAAACTGATCCCAGCCAGCTATTAAATCGATCCGACGTTGTGGCACCGACTCATATATAAACTCGACCTTTTTATCTTCAGTACCATCTGAAACGGTGAATTGCACTGTTTCAACATCAGCAACCAGCATCTGATGCTCTAACTGCCAGTAATGCTGACCAGTTAAGGTGGCATTTCTAACGTTTTCGACAAGAATCTCGTTCCAGATCTTGTGTTCCCATAGTAGCCAGGGTGTTACGTCCATGCAGAGGCCGTCAAACGACGCTAAGAGCAGCATGCCGTCAACCACGCGGCTACCTACAATTGGCGGTAAGTCCTCACAGTGGTCCATTTCTACTAGATCACGGGCACTGTCCTCGCCGTCATGACCACTCTGGAATAGCATTTCCATAAAAGGACCGTTAGGGTTACTTTCCCAGCCTTTTTTCAATGCCAGTAATTGGTTCCTGGTCATGAATTTAGAATCGCCCATCATTGCAGGGGCTTCACTGGCTGTATATTGGCTTAATCGAGCTTCTAACCACTCATCAGAGCCTTGATCTAAGTCTAAAACGTCCATTATTTATCTCCCTCTGGCGCATCTACTTCAACAGCTTGCAGCAGCTCTTTCTGTTTATCGGTTAACTTTCTTTTTTTGTCCAAGAAAGCGATCATTTCATCATTGGTTTTTTTACCGGATTTGATCTTTCCTTCGCAAGTGGGGAAGGCCTTGTTAAATTGCTCATCAGAACAGAATTCATCAACGCCGATCTGTGCTACTTCACTATTAACAGGCCGATGGATCTCACCAGTATTAGTATCAACAGGGTAGTCCTGAGCTTCTTCAGCAGAGATAAGGCCAAGCAAGGCATCAGCGAACTGGTTACGAAGCGCAAAGCCTCTGGCACGCATGGACAGCATTCGCTTAGGGTGCTGGACCCAGGGCCCTTGTTTGCCCCATAGATTAGCTTTTACTGCATCAGCCTGTGCGTAGGTCTGGGTGTGCGGTGATCCGCCTTTACGAGTGACTGTACACGTAGCGGTCATCGTCTTTTCATCAAAGCTCTCGTCGATCGACTTAAATGATGGGTGAGCCTGGACGAGCGCAAGCATTGCATCACCATAGATCGATGGACGACCATTGATTACAGCTATATTTTGGATGGCTTGCATTGGGTTTAACCCAAGCTCAGTACCCATCATCATTGCAACCAGGGTATCTTCAGGCCTACCAGAAAAAGATTTAGGCGCTAAAGTAGATCGAGAGATCATAGACGCTAATTCCATTGCTTCAGATAGATTAGCCGGCTTTAAGTCAAATCCAGTAGACGGTTTTGTACTGGGTATGGTGTTTAGTTCATTCATGTTATTCCCTATTTAGTTAGATCGAAAAGGCGCAGAAAACTCAGCTTAAAACCCTTATGCTTATACATCGCAAGCACGTACTTAGCTTTAAAATCGGGCCTCACCCCGGTCTTTAACTTATGTACCATATCTGGGCTACAGCCTAAAATAACCGATGCTGGTGTGTTCCCACCGACAAAGGTAACGAATCTTATTATTTCACGGTTTGGTTTATTCATTCGCGGGATTATATACACTATGTCTAGCAAGCGCAAAGGAATTAGAGTACAATTTGTCTTGGAAAATTAGCAGTATTTCGTTGGTTACTGAGGATTAAATAATGCCAAATGATGAGATAGTGGAAAAAGTGTGATACGGGCTATCAAACATTAAGTCGCACCCCAGTACAAGAAGGGGTAGCTTTACAGGAAGTTGATTATTACTGTGATTTACAGATTTTAGAATAAGAAAAGGCCCCACGAATGAGGCCTTATTTGCTAACGGGCTAGAACCCTATGTCCCAGAGATACTAGCACTGGGCAATTTTTCAAGCGTTGACGGTAAGTATTCACAATCTGGCACCATTGTCAACAGGTAACTGGCACCATTAACTACAGGAAGCGTTAAAATAAGCATTAAAAATAGGTTAAACCGATTCATCAAAGAGCAAAAAAAGAAGGCCATGAAAAGCTATTTTCTTCGAGTTGGCCATATCAATGTACAACCCAGAACACAAAAACCCGGCAGGCGTAGAGCTTGTGATTTCACTTTAAGACGAGGATAGGCAGTATGAAAGGCGTAAATAAAGCAATTATCGTAGGCACCCTTGGCCAGGATCCAGATGTTAAGTATCTGACCAATGGTGATCCGGTCGTCAATATCAGTGTGGCGACCAATGAGAGCTGGAAAGATAAAGCTACTGGTGAACCAGTCGAAAAAACTGAATGGCACCGAATTGTCGTGTTCGGCAAACTGGCTCAGATTTGTGCTGATTACCTAAAGAAAGGGTCCCAGGTGTATTTTGAAGGATCCCTTCAAACAAGGAAGTGGCAAGACCAGTCAGGTGCCGATCGGTACAGCACCGAAATCAAGGCTAATGAAATGCAAATGTTAGGTGGAAAAAATGATGGTGGAGGGGACAGACCTTCAAGCAGTGCCCCTTCTCAGCCGGTACAATCGCAAAGGCCAATGGCATCGCACCAGTCTCAAGCAGCACCGGCACAACAAGCGCCAGTAGACGATGGATTCGATGATATCCCATTTTAAAAAGCACCTAAGACCATTAGGAGAAACCCGTGACAGCAGAACTAGCAGAAAAGTTTAAAAAATATCATAATGAAAACCCGCATATTTACGACGCATTCGAGAAATTCTCTTTGATAGCCGCTTCGCGAAGAAAACATTTTGCAGGCATAACAGTTATTAACCGGATCAGATGGGACACAATGATGAGCGGTAATGATGACTTCAAGGTTAACAATAATTACGCGGCTTATTACGCAAGATTATTTGAGAAAAATCATCCAAAACATAATGGTTTTTTTCGTAAACGAACTGTGTGACCAATAAAAAGCCCTTGACCGAATGGATCGGCAAGGGCTAATATCTAGCAGTCGGCTTAATCAGAGCCTACAAAATGACACAAAACTGTCGAAGATTGTGACTACATTATAGTCCAATCCCGTCCAACTTCAAACCTCATTTTGTAACTCTCTTTATCCGATGATTTAAATACGGTGTGACCTTAACGGTGCGGTGGCGTGTTTATCTTATCTGGCTACCATGTGGTACGTTACAAAGCCAAATCGAAAAGAGTGGTTAATTTAGTCTTAACTGGTTCATAGGGTAATACCTTGCCTTGATAGACGACGGTTAACGGGATCGAACCGGGTAACGGCCCTAGCTATAGGGGTAATCGATTCAGAGCGTTAGATAGCGATAGGCGCTCCCTGTGACTCAATATACGGAATACTCGTAAACTAGTTGCAGGTACTCACTAAAGTTCGATTTATTCGTTCTTTAGGTGAGTATTGCCTGAAATCTAATAGCCATTACCTGAAAACTAATAAAAACGGGAAGACTATATGAAAGATCTGACAGGATTTTATAAATTCTCTAGTAGTGATTATATTAAGAAGCCTAAAAAAAGCGCTAAAGATTTATAACAAAATTTTCCCGACAGTTAACAAAAAGTAATAAGGTTCCCAGCAGGAAACAAGCAGACACTATAAAAGTTGACGAACCTAAAGACAAAGTGTATTGTGCTCTAACTAACTAGAGAGCCTATTATGAAACAAGAAAGTGAACTCGATCAATTGCGTAAAGAGAATTTACAGCTGAAATCTTTACTGGGTCGTATCAACTCAGCAACCCAGGTCTTTTTCAAGCCAAAGGAAGTTAAGTCTGATAACTGTCCTTATGAGCAAATAATGATTTCATATCATCGATTACTCCCAATGCTGCCAAGAGTAGCAAAGTTGACCACGAAACGAAAAGCGGCCATGCGAAACCGGTGGCAAAACGATCTATCTACGATAAACGACTGGGAATCATACTTTGAGGACGCTTCAACCAAGCCGTTCTTGAGGGGTGAGAATGGTCGTGCCTGGGTAGCTAATATTGATTTTTTACTCCGCGAGGATTCAATCGCAAAAATGCAGGAAGGTAAATATGACTCTTGAAGAAAAAAATACCGAAATAAATCGCCGGTTAGATAACCTGGAAACAATGATTTTAGGTTTGACTGCTTTTTTACAGGAAAACCTGAACAGTAATGCGGGTGAATCCGTTGGAAGAATGGGCGAAGACTACGTGGCATATATGACGCCAGAGCAACTAGAATCAGCACCACCGCCATTTAAAGCACCACCGGCTTAAATTCTTGGCTTGTAATGCACGAGTTATGAAACATCGAGCCTGCCGACCAGTACCTTGCCGTGAGGTATAGATAATAGGTGAATCTATGATCCCGTCGTTAGAGTGACTTCTTTGTTTGACGGGTTATCACTAAATTAATTAAGGAGTGTTGATATGAAAATTTTACTAGCAGTATTTATCTTGATCCTAGCCAGCTGATCAACCAGGGTCCGGCTACCAAGCGAACTATGGGTTTTGTATCTAATTGAGGTGAGTTATGAGTGAGGAAACGGCAGCACTGTACGACGAGCGTGAAGAACTGTGCGAAAGAGTTAGAGAGCTTGAGAACAATAACAAGCATCTAATCGAATTAAATGCATTCCTGCGTCAACGCCCAGACTTGAGTGTAGATAGGATTCCCGCTTACGGTGTTATGAGGAAGCGTATCGATGATCTTGAAGACTACAAGCAAAAGTCTGGGCGTATAATCAGCGTATCAGATTCGCATGTTTGCAAACTCAAAGCCGATATCGATGAGCTTGAGACTGAGTTGCACTGGTTGAGAAATACAACGCTACCCGCTGTCCGGCTATCTCGCGAGAAGAATAAAACTAAAGTCACTGAGCTTAAGATGAGTGTAGAGCGGATCATAGCTTTCGCTCTGGACAATGGTTTAGACGTTACTGATGTTACTGAGGTGAGTGATGAGTAAGTATTCAAAATTTAATAAAGCAAATCTAATCGCAGGGATCACTGTTAGGGATGAGATGCTTTTTGATGCGAGTAAAAAAAAGATAGAAATGCAGAAGCGTATCGATGAGCTTGAGGCTGAAGTCAAGAGGCTGCAATTTGCAGGACATGCAATTAATATTATCCTGGATGATAGTGACACTCAGAATCCTAGACGATCACTACCTTATTTCTTACCTGACAGGGAAGTCGGCATTGATAGGGATAATCGGGGCTATATTGTCATTTACGGAAATAAAGATCAGTACGCCTTAACACCACAACGGTATGAAACTTTTGAATTGGCAGAAGCTTCGATACTGGCCGAGTTATAACCTTTTAAATAAGATGCAAATACAAGCTTTATAGGCGCAGCCGACTGTATTTGTCATTTTGATTTTGTTGTTAGGCGGTAACTATTGGAGATAGAGAAATGAAATTAACACCGGAACAAATGTTTGCAGCTATAGAAAATTATGCCGCGCAAGAATTAGGTATTGTAGGAACACCAACGATAAATATTATTGCCAACAATGATGTTGAAGCAGGGAGTATCATTGCAATTACTGATGTTTATGAGGTACGGGTTGAGCTCTAACCGCCTAACACCCTAATTCAAGGGTAACTTTTAATAAAAATAGGTGATCGAATGAGTGAGTATTTAGAATGTATAGAAGTATCCAGCGTGATGCATTTTGTAGATAACTTTATCAAAGATAAAAAGTATGAAATTACAAATGTTTCTGGAATTAGCGTCATCACAGGCGAGAATGGCACTCAATACCCCGTGAACATTTCAAACGGGCTAGCCGAAATGGTGAGCGTCGATTTGTCATTTACATGGCAACCAAAGTTTAAATTGGGTTATGCCTGATAACCTTTACGATAAAAGGCGCAGCTTTACCGCGTCCTTTTGATTGCGTTGTTAACTGTTATTACGGAGTAAATAAAATAAAACATTTAGGATGCGAATGTACCTACTGTCCCCTTGCATGCAATGGAACAGTAAACAGGCTGGAATTTGAGGCCGAGGAAGCAGAGGCCGCGCATCTTTGGCTAGACGATCAATGTGTATCCCGAACTGACATTGCTACTGGCAACGAGCTATCGCTTGTGGGAAGAATTATGAGATACAAAGACAGTTAACACCCTAATTCAAGAGTAACTTTTAATAAACAAAGAGGTGCTCGATGAGTAAATACGAAGAAAGAGATTGCAGGAATTTGGAGCCGCACTATTCCGAGCATGTGCTGGCGATGACTGAAGAGAATCTACGCAGCAAAGCAGATATATGCGCTGAGTTGGCTTTTAGAGATGCGCGTATCAAAGAGCTTGAGGCTGCAATCATTCTGTATAGGTCGTGTAAAACATCCAAGAACCGCTACAACTTATTTAATCTAATAAGAAAAGAAGATGGGAGCGCATAGGATGAATCCAATAATCTTTGAAAATGAAGATGGTGCATATGACGTAGATGATATAGCTAATCTGATTAAAAGAGTTGATGAGTTTGAGGCTGAGATGAAAGCTCAAGCAGCCTTCACTCATCAGACTGTAGAGAAGTATAGAGCGCGTATCACTGAGCTTGAGGCTAAGTTGGATACAGTGAGTGATGAATGCTCTAACTTAGAGACTGAAAATAGTTATCTTCGGGAGATTATAGAAGACTCGGGAGTTGATGCCGATGAATTACTAGAATTGATGGAGGTGAGTGATGAGTGATATGACAGAAGTATTGATGGAAATAATGGACGAAATACCGGAAGGCTGGACAGTTAAGTACAACCCAGCTGACTACGAGTTCAGTCACGAGAATGGGACTTATGGCACCGGCTCGAGCATTGTCGATTGCATCAGGCAGATAAACGAAATTGAATCTAGTTAACCAGAGGATAGATGATGGCATACGCCAAGCAAAATAATAAACCGGTAGACAGAAGCTGTCCGTCACCGGCTGATCGAGTGGTTCACTACCTCACGAACACGAGGCAAGCGAGACCCAGGTGCTTCCCTATTGACCCTCATGCAGCTGCTATGTTTTGGATATCACATCAGCCAGCGATCGATGGATTCACTGAATCAGCGACTCCACCAGTAACACCAGGAGGCAGTTGGAAAACCCCGTATCATGATCGACTTGTAGAGAGGCTGAGAATTTTTGCCCAGTTATCAGCTGATGAGCAAATGTTTGTAATTACGAGTATTGAGGCTGGCGTTCCTTGGCGCGGCGATCCGATAGATATGTATAAATCGATAATTGAAGAAGAAGCCAAAATGCAATCAAGGATCCAGGCGGGACAGAAGGAGGACTATCGAGACGACGTATTTAAACAGATGAAGCGCAAACTAAAGGGGTTATTGGTATGAGTAAAGACACTGAGGCCATTAAAGAAATGATGGATAAGCTGATCAATGCGATGAAGGAGTCTGGTAAGGAGCCTGAATCGATCCATATTACAAAGGATCAATACTCGAAGCTGCAGAACGAGTTTGAGCGTCGAGGGAAAAAGCATTTTAAGCCCAGATATCGAGGGTATGAAATTAAAAGCACATAACAATGGAGTAAAGATGACTAGAAAAGAATTAGAAAAAAGAGGCGTTCATAAATTTGAGATTCGATCAGAAGGTGCACCAAAGCCAGTTGATCGCACGCACCGGAGCCCAGAGGCTTTGGCCAGGATGGAGGCGCTAAAAGTTTATAACGATCAGGCTGATAAGAAGGCCGAAAACGACTACTGGGGAGACTAATGAAAGAATCACTAGCAAGAACAAAATTATGCCCTCATCAATACGCTGGTGCGATGACGGTTCAAATGACAATTTTAAGCGTGAGCGAAAAAGTAGCGGAAGAGAATTTTAAAGATTTAAAAACTATATCAGATGCTGCTGATGCTAAATGTGCTGGTTCTGGTTGCATGATGTGGGAAGCAGAGTTCAGGCGGGAAGAATTATTTATAAGCGAGAATGAAGATCCACCAGAAAGTGATCAGACCTGGAGAAAGGGAAGGTTAGATAAACCCTCAGGGCAACAGCAATGGTTTCGGTGGAATCCAGGGCCCGATGGTACTTGTGGATTAATCACCAAAGAGTGTGAACATTGAAAATTAACATGATCAAGGCCCCTGGTGGCATGTTGGTCCCCGCTGACGATATGGAGCTCGAGCAGCTGAATAAGTTTAAAACTGGCTGTGAATATCCGGTCGAGATAAAGCTATCGAGAAACCCAGCATTTCACGGGAAGGTTATGGCTTTCTTCCGGTTCTGTTTCGCGCACTGGCGTAGTGATCAGGAGTTTAAGAGCGAGACGGGCCAGTTTGAGAATTTTCGAAAGGAGTTGACTGTACTGGCCGGTTACAAGGACGTTTATTACAAGCTCGATGGGAGCCTTCGGGTTGAGGCTAAATCATTGTCGTTCGGTGCAATGGATGAGTTAGTTTTTCAGGACTGCTATAAAGCGCTGATACAGGCCGCGATGACAAACCTGTTCCTGGACGGTGATGAAGATACTTATAACCAATTAGTGGGGTTTTTCTGATGAGTGAAAAAATACAATATTTCATGGACGTTTTATTACCAGACGACACGAAAAAACGCATATCAATAAACGGCACTGAGGATGACGGTGAGCGGTTTGATATTGATGAGGCTCGATTCAATGACAGTTTGATGGAAACGTATTTTCACGATCATTGTGTAAAAAACAATCTCAGGCAATTATCTCCCATGGAAAAGAAGTATCTATAATGGCTGTAGGCAAACACCGATGTACAGGCTGTAAAAAGTATTTCCCAGCTGAAACGATGATTAAAGTGACAGCTGGTAAATTTCACGACCATTCTTGTTTAGTTGACTACGGTATGAAAAATACCTGCAAGCTGATTAATGTTGGTAAAAAAGCCAAAAAACAAAGGAACGCTCAAGAGAAAAAGGATTATTACGCCAATGATCTGCCTAAACAAAAGAAGCTAACCCAGGACGTTTTTAACAAGCTCCGCAAACTGCAGGAATACAAATGGTTTGCTGATCGGAACCAGGCACCAACATGCATATCGTGCGGGAAAGAGAATATGGACTGGGCTTGTGGCCATTTCAAAACAGTGGCGTCTCAAGGCAATCTCCGGTACGATCCGTTGAACACGTATCTACAGTGCAACCGAGCATGTAATTCGTCGTTGGCTGGGAATATTGAAGGAAACAAAAATAGTCGAGGTTTTAAGAATGGGTTAATCGAGCGTTTCGGTAATGCCGAAGGGCAGAAAATAATCGATTACTGTACTAATAACACACAAGTTAGAAAATGGACCTGCGACGAGCTGATCGTTATGCGGTCGGTCATGAATAAAGAGATCAGGTTACTGGAAAGCGCTAACAGCTTGATCTAGCCCCGAAACAAGAGTAAATTAAGACCTACACATCACGCTTTGATTCACTATGAGCGTAAAGCAGCACTTACATATCATCTTCGGCACGAAGAAAGAATCGGCGTCGGAGATTTATCGTGGGTGATATCTCCCTACACTTAAGCACCAAAGAAATAATCTGTCCAGGCAAGACCTGTGGATATGACGGGAAACCTTGCGGCACAGTTACGCATGACTCAAAGCTGAACGCTGCTATTGAATCGTGTTGCCACCATTTCCTACTTCAACGCACCTCGGCCGAAAGAATTTCATTACATGTGAATTCTGGCAATCGGTGCAAAGTCTACGATCGTGAAATGAAAGAGCGTGATGGACTACACTTCGACCCAGATAAGAAACCTTCAGAACACACACGTTACTGGGCTATGGATTTCTGGATCGAATGGGTATTCCCTGGTGGTGCTAGAGAGAGGGTGACGGAAGAAGATCTATATGACTACCTTGACGACACATACCCAAATAGCGCTGGCATAGGCTTTTACTCTGGGCGCATTCACTTTGATCCACGCCCGAATCGAGCGCGATGGGGGAACAGGCCAGGATCAACGAGCCCCTAATTAATTGGAGTTATTACTATGAGTTTTGATTGGAAAAGTATTGTTAGCACCGTCGCCCCTGTACTGGGCATGGCGATTGGTGGGCCCTTTGGCGGTATAGCCTCGAAAGTAATTCAAGATGCTCTTGGTGTTGACAGTGAAGAAGCGATGGTCGACGCGATTCAGCACGATCCTGAGGCCTTAATCAAACTGAAAACGGCTAACAACGATTTCAGGGTGAGAATGAAAGAGCTAGGCATTAAGGAAGAACAACTCCATCAGCAAGATAGAAGTAACGCCAGGGATCTAGCTAAATCTAACGGCATCTACTTCCAGGCATTTCTTACTGTCGTGTTTATTGTCGGCTATTTTGGCCTGTTCTACCTGTTCTTTGGTGGCGCGGTCAGTGAGCTCAATGACTGGCAACGTGGGCAGGTTGGCGTCCTGATCGGTGTCTTGACTGGTGCCATACCTCAATTATTGTCTTTTTGGTTTGGATCCTCGAAGGGTTCAAGCGATAAGACGCGTTTAATGGCAGGGAATAAATAGTGAGGGATGATGCAATCTCTAACGATTCCAGAGGCACTACAAGAAGAATCGAAGATGTTAATGCTGCGTCAGATATTAGGCTGTTGAAGCATGAGCTTGAAACACTCAAGCAAAGAGTACGCGACGATGAGATCACTCTGGGAAAGCGAGTGGCTTCACTTGAAGCAGACAATATTGAATTGGCCAGAAAACTTAGCACTGGCAAAGGGGTTCTCTATGGCGTGCTGTTCTCTCTTGGCGGTCTGGGCCTTGTGGTGGTTGATCGGCTGAAAGACTTCCTTGGGGTTATCAAGTGAAAGGAATTAAGCGGGATCCTATTGATTTTATTATATTAATCCTTGGCTTTATGGCTCTTGGGATGATGTTCTATGTGGAGTTTGGGTAATGGTTGAATACTTAGAAACGATTGTAGCTTCGGGCGGCATGTGGTTAGTGCCGGCCTTGATAATGGCGATGATATTAATGCAGGGTGTAAAAGCTGTGCTGAAAGAAGTTCTGGGTAAGCTCCAGGCTAATCATCGTAAGTGGGTAATTTTTGTATGTGCTTATGCGGTCGGCTACGGTTGTGGTTGGTTCCTATTGACGGGTCCAGACGCTCATAAATGGTCGGTACTAGTTGGCATTATTAATCCGTTCATATATTTCAGCTTGGTTCAATGGGCTACGGCTAGGAATAAATTAGTGGTATTATCGGTTCTGAAGATGAGACCTCTTAGGCGGAAAGAAAATGATACTGAAATTGAACTGGATCAAACTACCACCTTTATGAGCACTGAATCAGCTAAGGTTGTAGCTAACGCGTCCATTGATAGCCTTGTCAGCGCCGTGACCAGGAAGAAGAAATAGTATGGTTAATTATTCGTTCTGCATACACTTCCGGCACCGTTAGTTATTATTTTGGGTAATAGGTGATATATGAGCAAGAAGGCGAAAAAAACTAAACCTAAGAATGAGATTTTGTTAATGTCTCCTTCGAGGATTAAAGCGAACCAACTTAAACGGCGTAAAGCTAATAAACAAAAGGTGATTTAACATGTCATTAGTAACCTCAAGAACTGGCCTAAGCCAGGGAACCTCCAGCCTCGCGGCTACAGACGTAGCTTGGACTTCTTCTTCTGGCGCAAACAGCACGCTGACCAGTGGCGGCTTAATGCCCAACTATTCGGCGAACGAAATATTCGAGATTCGTAGCTCCCCTATTGCTGGTAACAATGGCCTATACATTGCGACCGGATCACCGACAGCATCTAACTTACCCTGTACTAAGATATTCGGTGCGAATCCTATCGATGATGCTGCGGAAGCGGTGGAATTCTTAGGCACTGGTGGCGGTTCTCCCGATAAGTCAGTCTTTATCGATGCCCAGGGTTTGGGTGTAGCTCTTATCGAACAAGGCAACGTCGATGCGGCTGGTGTAGTAGGCCAAGCGACTTACTCATTCTTGATGCAGGAATACAAAAACGATTCATACCTGATTGCTAACGCACCTTTCCCAATGCTGGCGATCGACTCGGACGCTGGTAAGTACATCATCGGCCAAGACATATCTGGTAACAACAACGGCTTCAATTGGCTGGATGACTCAGCTACTGCTGTAACAATTCGTACTAGAAAAATGCATAGAAATATGGGCTGGGACGAAGTGAACGCGGCTGGTATAACTACAGCGCGAAGTGTTGGTGTTACAACTCTTGGTGTATTTGAGAGCTCAGCTGATACAGCCTACTACCAGTTTGGTAATGATACGACCGTAGATGATACGATCGATTTCACATTCTCTGATGCTGTTAATGAGGCAGTAGAATTCTTTAAATTAATCGGTGACCTTTCTGGTGACACTCCAGCATTCGGCTCAACAACTACTTTCACTCGCGCAAGCGGTGACTTCGTAGCCGATGGATTCAAGGTTGGCGGTCAGATTACTATCTCCAATTCGACTTCAAACGATGGCACTTATGAGCTGTCTGTTGTATCAGCTACGTCGATGACCATCACTACCACTTGGACAGCTGAAGCGATCAGCACAACTGAGATCGCGGTGGACAACGACAACGCTATGACACTTCGCCTTCGTGTTCGAGATGGCGATCCAAAGGGTAAGACATTTGCCCAGGCTGACCTTGGTTCAGCTGGTAAGTTGATACTTGGTAACTTCGTATATGCATTCCCGCTAGCGAACGGCTCGGATCAGAAGCTCGATATAACCGATGCTGGCATTGACGTGAGTTCGTCTGGTGCGGCTGATCAGGCCCCGTACAGTGGAATGAGTATCACATACCATTCATCACCCCAGGCTCGAACCGATTTAGTCGGCGGATCTGCTGACTTCGGTATTATCATCGAAGGTAACGACGGCACGTCTCAACAAGTATTTGAATTCATCCAGTGGTCATTACGATCAACAGGTGGTAATGGTACTGGTGACATCGATGCTGATGCTGATACAGCGATCGGTCGCGCGATGGACGGTCTAGCTCGGTTTGTTGGTGATACCGGCCACTTTGGTACAGCTGACGGACTTAACTTTCCCTCGAATCCAGATGGTGGTGGGTCGGGTGTATATGTAGACACACTTAATTCGGCGTCCAAGAATGACGTTATATTCTATGACAATACCAACGCGGCTCTCCAGTTCCCTGAGACCATTCTGGTTACACTCGACTTCAACCAGATCGCTCTGGATGACGCGGCTGTAGAGTACGATTTGTTCTATGATCGAACAGTACGGTCCTCACCTACTGGCGTAACTTTGACAACCTCTACTGATGTATTAGCTGGCACCGGTTTACCGAATACAGCTGGTGTTGGTGTTGGTAGTTATGTTCGTATCACTGGCTTGGCTGATGCTACGATGGATGGTGTTTATCAGATTGTAACTGAGACAACTCCAGGGGCTTCCTGGGTAGTTGCTCGCTATGACGGCGCGACTATTACCACAGTCGGCTCATCCACCCCAACGATCGATATTAACTGTGTTGATACACCTGATGCGATTCATGTTCACACTAACGTCAGAGCAGCTGGTACAGCCTCATTAGCTCCGGTTGGAACAGCGGTTATCGATTTCACTGCCCCTGACACTATTGACGATACTCAAAACTTATTCGGTAGTTTTGTTTCGGGTGATATCATCCAGATTGAAGGGTCAACTGCCCAAGATGGAACCTATACCATCGATTCAGCGGCAGCGGGTCAGATCACTTTGATCGAGCAAACCATTACTACTGAATCAACGGCCACCAGTGTATCGGTGACTAAGATTGTTTCCGGCGCGGATCCAGCGTCTGACTTTAGTTTCAGTTACGATTTCAGTAACAACAGTCAGGGTGATCGTTCAGGTACGCCAACAGTCAACGTGAAAGCGAAGGCGATCGGTGCGGCTGGTGCTCAGTATGTCCAGTCGTCAGTAGCGGCAATCGTGACCGGAACACCTCTGACAATACCTGTTGCTCCAGCTACGGAACGTAACTACGCATAAGGAGTATCTTAAATGGCCGTTGCTACTTATGCGACTGACCTTACACTTATAGATGATGCTCAAGATGTTGCCACCTTTGTAGCAACTGGCGGTGGCGGTGCTTCTATCGGAGATGAGACTGACTATTTTATCAATGATGTACAGTGTGTAAGTAAGGCAGGTTTCACTGCAACACAGAAAGGGTTGATGGCAGATGATGTATCAGCCCCTTCTATTACTGCGGGTGATGCGGTATTTGTATGGGGCAGACAAGCCAATCGAAACATCATGGACACTATTGCGCTCCAAGGTGGCACTGTGATTATGGGGACATCAAACTCAGCGTTTGCTGGGTTTAATGTGGATGGTAGTAATGCTGTTGGTTCCCTTCTTTTAAGCTGGGTAAATTACGCTGTAGATCCAACTCAAACTGAATCCTACACTTCGGGATCTCCTGGCTCCCCCAGTGGCTGGGATCACTTCGGGATGGAGTGGAAGATATTAAGTTCAGGCTCTTTAAAAGGCTCCCCAAATGCAGTGGGTATTATCCGATATGGTAGGGAGCTGCAAATTATTGATGGACAAGCTGCTGCCTACGGAACTTTCACAGGTGCCGGTGATTGGGACGCTGCAAACACTCGCAAGTGGGGAATACTTACTCCGGTTACAGGTGGTTACTTATTTCACGGTGCATTTGTCATGGGCCAAAGTGGAACGTCTGTAGACTTTCGTGATACAGGCCAGAGCATTAACGTATTAGATGACCCGTTTCTACCTGCTGGATTCAACGAGTTTCAAATTGTTCATGCGTCATCCAATGTAGAATGGACTAGCATCTTAATCACGGCACTAGGCACCAACTCTCCTTTCGTGATGACCTTAGATGTTGGCACATTTACCGGAGATTTATGCACATTCACCGGAGCAGACACAACTACTTTTAACTCCTCTGGAGCTTGCACCAATTCGACCTGGGAGAATTGTGGGCTTATAACGCTTGGTGAAGCGGATTTAAGCGGATCTTCCTTCCTAACGCCCACTGTAGCGGCAGATGAGGGAGCAGTATTTGACGACAGGACAACGACTGGCACAACTGCATTAACGGAATTATCCAACACTACATTTACTCAAGGCGCTAATGCTCATCATGCCATTAGATTCGGGGTTAACGTCGACGACGATCTAACGCTGGACGGCGTGGAGTTTACCGGCTTTTCTAGTAGTGATAATGTTAATGGCTCAACTCTGAGATTCGACGCAACAAGCGGATCTTTGACGCTCACATTAATAAATTGTACTGTTGGTGGCGCAGCTGCCTCATCCAGTAATATTGGTATAGATGACGCTGCCGGAATATCCGTTACAATCAGCACTGACATTGTTGGAACTTTTGTAGGTATGAAAGATAATAGTGAAGTTAGAGTTTACGCAGCTGGAACAAACACAGAGTTGGCTGGCATTGAGGACGCGACTTCTGGATCAGTAGATGAACGAACCTTTGCGGCCTCAATATCATCGGGAACATCGGTGGATTATGTGATACACAATTTTGAACCTGGCGAAGTCATATACCAAACAATTAGGGTTGATGGCTTCACTTGGCCAAGCGTGGCACAGAATATAAACATCAGTCAGCAGATCGATAGGAACGCTGTCTAATGCCTGCATTTGACGGTATCAATTTAACCGTAACTCTTGACTCGGGTGTAACTGAAGTAGATGTGCTCAGTGATATATACGAACCTTGGAAAGATTGGTTGCTATCAGATCCTGCTAACCGTCGATATCCTCAAGCATTCATATCGGACGGCGGTAACCCGCTCTCCTCGATTATTAATCAGGGCTCGTACATCTTCTTACAGAACCAATACGGCTGGAGAATTCGCCCACCGGAAGAAGATATAACCATCTATACGACTGGAAATTTGGCTGTTGATGACACTACGCTACCTGCCTTTATACCGACTATTGGGGCTTTCACAGCTGCGATCCTGGGCTTACAGCCAGTAACTCAGGGTGTTACCCCAGCGATGGCAGATCAATTAGCATTTACAGCATTCCAGGGTATTGTCTGTTTAGATCCGGCTAATGGGCTTGCCGGAACCGGTTCCAGTGGTTCTGACAAGATAGGCACTCGACGTGCGCCAAGCAATAACCCAAGCGACGCACTCCTCATCGCACAACGCGAAGGCTTGCATACAATTCAGATACTCTCAGATACCGTGCTATCAGCGGCTGATGACTTTTCTGGAGGGTTCGAGTTTGCTGGTGATTCCCCGTTTACTTTTCTAACGATTAATAGTGCGCCTAATGTCACCGGTTGCTCAGTTAAAAATCTATCCCTGGTCGGTGAGCTCGATGGCCTGAATAAGATCGTAGGTTCCGAGATAGGAAACATTACTAATGTCTCTGGGGATATGCATGACTGCGACCTGGATGGCACGATCGGCATCAATGCGAAGATGCATATTATCAATTGCTTCTCGGGTAGGGCGGCACTCGGATTTCCTACCCTGACTGACATTGGCGCTAACGAAGTCATCATCCGAAATATGCGCGGCTCTATCTGCCTGGAAGACATGACAGGTGGGGCTCACTCAGCTGGTATTTATGGTGGTAGATTAATCATTGCCGCTAGCTGTACTGGTGGCACTGTCTATGCCAGGGGAGAGCCCTACGCTATCGATGATTTATCGGGTGGATTGGTCACTGTTATTGACCAGACATCCAGCTTTAAAGTGTCAGACATTCATGGCCATGTCGACCGGGCTGTTCACGTTAATACTGAAGAGCCCACCAACGGCAATGGCTACCAGCAGTCACCCTATAACAACTGGTCTGATGCTGTTGATTACGCTGAGGCTAACGGTCTACTGACCCTTGAAGTAATGGCTGACGCTACTATCGATAGGCAGCTCAAGAACTTTGAGATCCGCGGTATTGGTAACCCGGTTATCGATCTCAATGGCCAGGACATATCAGGAACAATCGTTGAACGGTGTACCCTAACCGGGTCGATGATCGGGTCATTGAATGTTAACGAATGTGCATTGGTTAATACTCAGAACATGGCCGGTATATATCTAACCGTATCGGTTGCCGGTACATTAACCGTGGCCAATAGCGCGGACCTGATAATTTCAAGAGTAGCGCCAGCTCTAGCCGGATTCCCTTGGACCATGGATATGGATAACGGTGGCATATCTCATGTGGCGGTACATAACATTAGTGGTGGCATGAGAGTAATAAACATGGATCACGCAGATGACGTTGGTCATTTCCATTTCTCCCAAGGTGAAATTGTTATCGACTCGACATGTATCCTGGGTAACCTGGTTATCACCGGAGTTGTTTCGGTGATCGATAATTCAGGCCCTGGTTGTACTGTCAACCAGGTAGATTTCACTCACCAAAATATAGATGAGTCTCACACCAGGCTCGGTCTTAATCCGCTAAAACCATTAACAAATAAAGATGATGGTGGCATCACGGCCGACGGTATCAACATCGTAGCAACGCCAAGCGGCAATGATATAATTCAAACAAGGCAATGAGCGCTCTCAGCTTAGCAACGCTTGGAGTACAGTGTGAAGCCCGATCATTGTCGATGGCTACCCTTGGCGTATTCTGCTTAGATGAAGCGGTTATCACAACCAACCTCCCAGGCGGAGGGTCCAGCAAGAAACTTCGTAAACATATCCCAGGCGTTACCAGTAACTACTCGCTCGCCCTGCGTGAAGACGAGGAATTATTAGAAATGATTCAATCCCTACTGAGTACAGGGTATAAATTTTAACTTCCATCAATACATTCTGTATGTAATAATAGGCTTTCCAACAACGGAGAGCCCAACGAATGACACCTTTCAGAGTAAGCAAGCTGGATTTGCCACCAGCTGAAATATTTGTCCAACAGTTAATGGACGACCACGGCCTAACTAGAATTGACGCCTACCAACAATACAAACTGATCAAAGACGATGAAATATTCGTTAATGATCTTTATCAGGTCAATATCGACCGGAATCCGCCCAACGGGTTTCACGCTGATCTAATACATCTATCAATTAAACGCCGTGACAAGGCCCCTATTCACGACTGGCGGCATTTGCAGCAAATTAAGACCATGCTATGCGGCCCAGAAGCCGAAGGCCTTGAGCTGTACCCAGCTGAGAGCAGGGTGGTAGACACAGCCAACCAATACCATATTTTTGTAGTTCCCTCAGGTCAAAGCGTGCCCTTTGGCTTTGCTAGTCGAGCGGTAAGCTATGAATCAAAGGGTGGTGTAGTTCAACGACCGTTAGAAACGGAGGAATCTAATGCCGAAATATAGGGTTTTAGCCACAATGTCGACTGATCTTTTTTTAGAGTTAGAAGCTGAAGATTTGAACGCCGCGAAAAAGATGGCTCGAGAAGCCTGTGGATCTGAATTCACCGAGATACCCAATAGCGGTGATTGGGATCTTTATGAAGTGCAACTAGCAGAACCAGCCTAAATGATTAGAAGTATATTTATAGCGGTAGTGGTCACCATTCCGTGCGCGGCGATGGTGATCGCTTTAACTGTCTCGATCATTCACCGAGCTTTTACATGAATAAACAACTCGAATACTATGGCCGGTGTTGGCTTAAAAACAAACTGGCCATCTTAACCCAGGTCCACCGGACTAGTTTTAAGCGAATGTACTCCTACGCCTTCAAGACCGATAAGGACGGGGCCACCTATGTTCCGCCCAACGGCAAATGTGATATGAATAAAGATATTGACATCGTAGTTGATGAGCTACCGGCCGACCGACTGAACTGGGCCATGAATCAAGTCGAAAATTCATTACTAGGACTTGATCAAAAAACACCGGTATAATAACCATATTACGTGCTTATGACACGAAATCGGCAACGGGTAGCCGCGAAGGAGAGGCCAGCGAAACTTGCTAATGCCGCCTCTTAGTCCAGATGTAGGGGGGAAGGAATGGGTTCTCGACCCCCTGCATTAAATTAAATTAAACTAGACAAACTGTATTACCTCTGATACTTTGGTTTTTCATTAATCAGAGAGCCCGACCATGAAACACTACGCACCAACTCAACACTCACCAGAGTCATTCGACGAGAGTATCGACGAACTGGCCGATGATCCACGCGACTATGACAAGTGGGAAAGACTAAACGACATTCGCACCAGACTCGCCGGACAAGATAATCCAGTGCCAAAATTCAAGCCAGGGTACGGTAATGAATAAGTGCTACGAACATATCAAACTCAACCCCAAGGCCGTCGAGCACGCTGGCAGTTGTAAACGCGCCACTGTAGTCGCTAACATCGCCCAAATCGAGAGACTGTTCGGGGATCGACATACCGAGGGCGATATGGATAAAGTGAGCGCTGTCTGGTTTTTCGAGACACCCAGGGGGCGCGTATCTATTCGCGATTGGTGGGCAGCACCTACCGATCACCAGACTATCGCATCAACCAACAGCAAGGCCGCGCTGTGGATGGTTGGTTATGTCCGAAAACTTGGACTAGTTGCCAGCATGGGGACACGTCATGGGACTTAATAATAAATGTCCTGTTTGCTTTTCTGAAAACGATATAGGTAGTGAACTGGTTGAGATAACTGACGGCTACGCATCCCAACAATGTAATTGCATTAATTGCGGTAGTGAGTGGGAAGACACCTATATCCTATTTAAGCAGGTAGTCACCTTTAGACCAAAGGAGCAATAAAATGGCCAGAATCAAAAACATTACTCATTCAGACGATTGCTGCACCATACGGATCGAAGGTAATAAAGCGAAACCCGAACCGTCGACCGTAGTTGTCGCGTTCCCAGGAGGCAATATTGAAGTGTCTCGAACCAGTACCGGCACGTACTGGGCCCATATCACCATTGCAGATACTGACTTTGATCCAGCTATTGAGAGGGAAAATAGAGGGAAAATAGTAGGGTCCAGGATTAATCGGGTAGGGATGAAAGTCGAAAACTTTACGGACCCAGGGCCAATCACTAGCATAGCGATTGAGGTCGAGGCCTTCACTTACCCATAAATAAACTAGACACCCTGTCTATAGTATGCAATAGTGGGTTTTCTATTTAGGAGAACCCACAGCATGATGATTTTAACAAAAAAACAACGGGCCACGGTCAAACGAAAGTTCGACGAGAACCCTGACGGATCTAAGACCTATCGCGAATTCCGTCGACGAGTAGCCCCAGGCTTTGACTGTGCAATGATCCATTATTGCAATTACTGGCTAGGCATTGAAACTGATGGGTATGCACACTCATGAAGGTTCAACTGGTCGGCCATCGCCGGAAAGATGGAAAGCAGAAAGTTAAATATATATTCGAAGGAGGCCCCAACGGTTTTGGGGGCCACTACTCAGGGAAAACAATAACAAAAATCTTAACTCTGGACGAAGTAAAAAAGGCATTCGAGGAGGCGCAACAGTCATGATTAAAACTATCGAGCATAAAGTTTATACAAAGGCTGTGCACGACGAGGGCGAATATAGCAGCACAAACGAGGCATTGCGCGAAATGTGCAACAGTAACGAATATTATTTTCAGGAAAATGGAGCGATAGAATGAGCAATCAAATTCAAATAGATGCAACGAATTTAGATTCAGTAGGCATTAAAATAAACGACCATCAGGAAATGGTGGTAACTATAGACCGACATGTAAATGGAACTTTCGAGCAGTTTTATAGTGATGTTTATGATTCGAAACGAGAAGGAGGGTACGTTACAACTCAAATAACAGAAGTCGAAGGTGGCGAATGGATAATGCCGGAAGAAGTGGCCCCTCCCACTGATAAAGCCTATACCGTTGAAGTTGATATTCAGGGAACCAGGAAGCTAAAAATTGAGGCCCCTAACTTTATGATGGCCGCGAAAATGGCCGAGAAAGAAATGGCTAATTTATCAATCGACGATTTAGATCAAGTTGAATATAACGAACCGACTTATACAATATATCGAGAATTGGACCCGATCGACCTACTGGACACCCAGGAGACCGACCGACTGGTTACCCATTTAGTTAATCAATGGGATGGTGATATCAATTTCTTAACGGGCTATATATTGCCTGAATTAGCCGCCAGCCTTGAGGATGATATTGCTAATCAATCCGTAAACACTGGAGTAGAAGAATTAATAAAAGAGTTGCAGGGAAAAATCGCGAGAATCAATAAGATAAAAGAAAATATATTGAATATGGAGTAAGCCAGGAACCGAACCCCGTTAGCCCCCCCTATTGGCCTGCAATATCGCAGGCCTTTTTTATTTCATCTAATCGCTTGACGACCACTATTCATTATGTATATAGTGGGGCACCTCATTTGAGGCGATCAACTAACCATAACAAAGAGAACCCGCATCATGAAAACAGGCAAAAGTTTAACCGAAATGGCTCAAGAGATTGAGCGCCAGAACAACACTAAACGCGACTTTGTAGCAGATAGCCGCAAGGTGTTTATGTCTCATGAGACCAATAACCTCGAGGTCAACCTCACTGAGGCCGGAGCGGATATTCAGCGTATAGAAGAATTCCCCGTTAAAAAGCACGCTCACGGCCAGCTTGCCCAGACTCTCAGCATTCCTAAACAGTATTATGATCGTATGCCGAACACCTTGCGAGCCGCGAACGTTAATCATTGGCTGAAAAATGAGCCTAAGACCAGAATGATTCGAACCCTGGACGACGAAGTTAGAGCGGTTGTATCTAGTCGCTATCGTCAGTTGGACAACTTCGACTTAGCTCAGTCAATCATTCCGGTATTGATGGAGCAGGAGGATATGGTAGTAGAATCGTGCGATATCACAGAGACCAGAATGTACATTAAAGCCCTTTTCCCAAAAATTACGGGCGAATTAGGTTTGAATGACGCTGTACAGGCTGGGATCGCAATCGGCAATAGTGAAGTAGGGGCCGGTTCGTTATATTCCGATCCTTTGGTTTATCGTTTGGTTTGTCTTAATGGCATGATCTCACCGGTCGGCATGCGTCGAAACCATGTGGGAAAAAACCAAGGCAACCAGCAAGAGGCCGCCGAGCTATTCAGCGACCGAACGCGAGACCTTGACGATCGCGCATTTTGGGCGAAAACCCAAGACATCGTAAGGGCTACGGTTAATCAAGCCAGCTTTGAGCAGATAGTCAACAAGATGAAAGACACTAAAACCCAAGAATTGGGCGACCCTATCGCGGTAGTTGAGCGAACCGTCAAAAAGTTTTCGTTAACTGAGGGCGAAGGTTCTGGAATTCTTGAACACCTTGTAACAGGTGGCGACCTTTCGGGCTTTGGCTTGTTGAATGCTGTAACTCGTTATAGCCAAGATATCGAAGATTATGATAGAGCTACCGACTTCGAGCGTTTAGGCGGTCAGATCATCGAATTGAACCCGACCCAATGGTCTGAAATTGCAGCGCCTAAAGTATCGGTTAATCTTGGCGGTGTTGCAGCGTGAACGATCAACCTAAAGTCGATTTCAATTTTTGGTTTAACGAGCTAAGCAAACCAGCGCCCAGGGAGGGGCGCAAGTTTCATCATTCAATGGACATAAATTTCGAAGTGATAAGTTCAGACGAGCAGGGCCAGGACGTAACAGGTGCCCAAGTTCGCGAGGCCTTAATTCTCAGAATGGACACCTTGAGCGATGACGAGCTTTTGAGCAATTGCGATGAATAACCCAGCGAGCGGGATAATCTACCTTTGCTATTATTTGGCCGCAGTATTGGTCGGATCGGCTTGGTATTTATTGCTATCGATTAAGCCACCACTCCAACTGATCACGGGCGCGATGCTTTTAATTCTGGTTATGGCTGGCTATGGCTTAATGGAAATTGGCGACCGATTAAGGGATAGCCCAGACAATTAAAACTATTTTTCATGTGCGCCCTTATACCTCTTAATTGAGGTATTTTTTTGGCCAAAATGTTACAATATAATCATGAATAGCTTGCAAGACATCTATACAATCTGTATAAAAGGAGGCTCTAGCCACAGAACCGAGAACCTTATGCAAAATCAAACAGTACAAACCTTCACAACTGGCCGAACTTATAACGGACCCCAAGTATTAGAATTTATAATAATCGCGCAAACCTTCGAACCTGACTGGGGCGATCATACTAGTACAGTAATCATGCGCGATGAGTCGCGTGGTCTATCGTATAAGATGGAAGTTATAGGAGGCGCCACGGTGACAGGTAGCCAAGTTTTGGCAAAGTATGACGCCGGTTTTAATAGTCACGTCTCGCATTTAGAAGTTGAGGCCGTTTTTAATGAAGTGGTCGAGATGGATTTCACAGCTGAGCACGCCGAGCCCGACGAACTGCACGAGACCGGTTTATTACTCAAAGAGTACGACGAGAACGCCTCAAGATTCCCCCCAATCACAACACCTCGTAAACGAGCGCAAATTAAAGCCTTGGCTAGCCACTTGATCAATACTGTTATCAGTTACAAGGATCACAACCGCTTCGACCTTGAGCGAGAAATAGCCGTTACACCTGATTCTTTCATGCTTAACATTTATCAAGCTGGTTTTGATTTCGGGAATGTAGAGGGATTCAAAGAGGGCCGCGAGAGCGAATCCGGCAAGGTTGATTCAAGCATACGCTTCTTTTATAGGGCAGCTGATGAGCTAGCACACAAGGGAAGTGATAAAGGGGTTGAAGTTTATCGAGTAGTAAACGGTAAACCAACCTGCTACGCCTTCGACTACAGCTTAAAAGGCGCCAGCTGGGCAGGCTACCGAACAGAGGCAAATATAGCGCTAGCCGAAGCGCTCAAGATTGAATTAGCCGATCCTTACAAGGTGAACGGGTTTAAAGATAGCTCTATCAGCATGGAGGAGTTTTAATTATGAAAAATAAAATAAACTCTGAAACCGCGCCACTTTATGCCGCCATCAGCAAAAAAGACGACGAGCAAAACGAGCGTATAGCGGAAAACGAAAAAATGATATTAGCGAGCGCTATAGCGATTATTGATAAGCGCTTTGAACGTGGCGAGGCTTTGATCAATCCCGAGCAAACTTCTAATTATCTCAAAATTCAAATCGGTGCAGAGACTAGCGAAGTATTTATGATGATATCACTAGATAATCGAAACCAAGTTATAGCCTGCCATCGTTTATTTTTTGGCACTATCGATGGCGCTAGCGTATACCCTCGAGAAGTAGTCAAGCAGGCATTGGCCGACAATGCTGCCGCTGTTATATTTGCACATAATCACCCTTCCGGAGTGGCCGAACCAAGTCAGCCCGATATACGAATAACTGGCCAACTGAAAAAAGCGCTAGCTCTTATCGATATACGGGTACTAGATCATTTTATCATCGGCGCGAAAGTTGTTAGCTTTGCTGAAAGGGGATTAATATAATGAAATACCTTAGCCACTATATCGAACAGCAACAAACCCAGTTATTCAACGACCTGGGCGCATTCTTCGCTTTCAGTGATAAACAATATGAGGAAGCTAAAAAACCTGATGTTGTTTATGTCTCTTGCGGTGGTGGATTAATCGCGCCAAAAGGCACAGTAGCTAAGCTGGCTGAAGGCCTCGCAACGATCCGCGCAGAAGGAATAAAGGAAGATATTGCAGAGAACGGCAAGGCCGCAATAATTCAGCGCGAACTAGGGAACTATGCGGCGCAGATCACCGGAGACATTGACGACACTGTAAGCGCTCTCGATGGCTATGACATATCGCGTGATGACGTTCGTTCGGCATATCCTGAATATCTCGCCCTTTGTGTTAAATATGATCATTTCTGAGGGTCCGGGCATGGTCAGCCAGCCAATCGGGAAAAGATCATCTATTGCACATTCCTATAAGGGGAAACTAAACGCTTTTATTCACTGGGCGCTCGTTTCTTTTATTGTCGTCGCTTGTGGGTTTCTTATCGATATCGCAATACAGGCCCCTAGCTCTCTGCTCTTTTCAGGTCCCGCCCTGCTCGCGTTCGCTGGGATCCTTTGGGACATAGTCGACGAATACCAGCACGACACGTAAAGAATACAAACCACGCACCACAAACCAACCGAAACATTAAAACGGCCCTTTTCTCTGATTAGGGCTTTTTTATGCCTGTATACAATCACTTAGACGCCCCAGTTTAGCCGCTAAGCTATTATTATTAGTACACCAAGGCCCTGCTATGGCTATAATTGTTTAAATTCACTGCGTTTATCCCTTGAGGTCTCATG